AGGTTCTGTATTTGATTTTGGATTCATGATTCCTGACCAAGAGTTTATCGAGTTAGGTAAATATGCCGTTAAAAAGACTGCTAATGACTTCTTAGGCTGTATGATAGCAGATGGTTTCAATATTGGAATAGATTGGAAGGTAAACAATGAAAATACCCTCTCTCTTCCAGGTTGGATGACAAAAGTTAATAAGTAGTGGATAAATTGCTAAAAAACATTGTATATTTGCAATAAATATATTCAATGTCAAAAAGATTCGACATAATTAAATGGATGGATGAGCTTCCTGAGACAACTCAAAGGGGCCTGATATTCCAAACTCACGACCTAGACAGAGAGTGGCTAGAATTTACCGTGAGAGATGGCAATGTAACATACGAAGATTATGAGTTCCAATTAGTAGATAATACCGATGAGGATGGCCTCTTCTCTAAAAAGATGGAGGCCGTTCCTTTGGGTACTAAAAGATACAACGGGGATAAGGATATTAGAATGTACACATTCCACAACAATGAACCATTTGTATATGATGTAAAAATAGTGTTTGGGAAAGTAAAGCACGTAAGGAGGGTTAAATGAGTCGCCTCAAATATATAAACAAAAGCAAATTACAAAAATCATTCCCAAGTTTAGCAGAGCAGTTAGAAGAAATACCTAAAAACCATAAGTCACACTTCTACTGGTTCTTTGCCAACTATTCAGGGAAATATAAAGATGTGAAGGGTAAACCAAGAACAGTATCCATAGGGGCTGTATTAGATGTATTCGACCAACTAGGATACGATATTCAAATCAATGTAACAAAAAAGTAAACCAAAAGCAAATGTCACAAACCAATTACATTAATGGCATCAAGTTTGCCAAGTCTAGTCAGTATGGCGTTAAGTTCCTTATTGATGTTAAGTTGTTAACCGAAGAGTTAGCTAAACTTCAAGATGAGAAGGGCTCTGTAAAAGTTGAATTAAAGAATAGAAAGAGTCCGGATAAGTTCGGCTCTAACATGTTCGCTGTTCAAGATACATGGGTTCCAACAAAGTCTGCAACTCAGGAAAGAGTTCCTGTTAAGGAAGCAGATGACGACCTACCATTCTAGAAAAAAGACCACACTAGTTGCAGTAAATAATCAAAGTAAAATTAACTAAATTAATCATCGCGAATTATTTAATGGGAACTGCATCTAGTTGGTAATCCGGTTAGTTTAATGGTAAAACTATTCGTACGGATAAGATATTGGTTCGATTCCAATACCGGATTCTCTCAACTTTAAGCTATGAACGTCACAGTATTCAAACATTACTCGGATGTAGGTAATCCAATTTACACATCCGTGGATAACGTATTACATTCCATCAAGACAGGTGGCAAGAATTTAGAACTTATAAATAAGATTAGGAACTCGGAAGACAAATCCGAGAGAACAGAACTCAAAAAGGAGTTACCATGTGTATGCTTCGCAGGAGAGTTTAGAAGACCCATAGCTGACTCTGGAAGAGAGTCGTATAGAAATGATAGGTCGCTTACAAAACACAGCTCATTAGTTCCTATTGATGTTGATTCCATAGATAATGTGGAAGAGTTAAAGGAGGCATTAATGCACGAGCCTTATGTATACGCATTGTGGACATCATCATCAGGCAGAGGACTTCACGGTCTAGTTAGAATATCTGACGGAAACAAACATAGAGAGCATTATAGAGCACTATGCAAGAAGTTTCCATTCTTAGATACTACTGCACAAAACGAGAGTCGTATCTTATTCCTATCGTATGACCCTGACATTTACATCAATGAGATTGCTGTTCCTTTTTACGAATTAGAACAAGAAGAAACTGTTTCTTTTGGAGACGCAATAAACCTATCGCAAATATCTACTGATTATAGAAAGCTAGATGTAGCTGCTCGTATGATTAGGAAGGCTCCTGACGGGGAAAAGCATAAAGTTTTATTGTCTGCATCAAATCTTATGGGCGGATATGTTTCTGCCGGAATTATGGAGTATGATGTGGCTAGGGAAACACTGATACATGAGATTTCAAAAAGAAATGTAGATGATATATCGTTAGCAAAGAAAACTATCGAAGATGGTTTAAGATTCGGTATGACAAGACCTTTAACAGAGGTTAATTCTGAACTGTTAAATGTAGAACATGACCTTGGTATTATAGACCAGGAGTTATCGTTTCTTTCAGACAATATAGCTGACGAAGATTACATCTACAAGTTTAAGCATGGCATGATTCCAATGGGTATGCCTTATGGATACAAAGACCTAGATGAACACTTACTTCTAAAAGAAGGAGAGTTCTATGGAATACTTTCTCACGCTAATACCGGTAAGACAACTATCAACTTATGGTTGGCGTTTCTTGCTGCACATAAATACGATTGGGGTTGGTTTATATTCTCAGGAGAGAACAAGACCGCATCAATAAAGATGAGGCTCATAGAATATTATACAGGATACAAGATTAAAGATGTACCACAAGATATTTTTGAAGTCGCTATGAAGTGGGTAAATGATAGGTTTTTTATTATGAATAATCTAGACATGGTAACATATAAAGACATATTAAATAACGTCATTACCACAGCTAAATATCGTTCAATAAAAGGATTGCTTATAGACCCATACAACTCACTAAGTATGGAGTTAGGCAGAGCAACGCAATATGATTACAATGTTAGAGCATATTCAGAGATACTACTATTCACTAAAAAGCATAACATCAGCACATTCCTATCTGTTCATACTAATACTAATGCACAGAGGACTGTTGACAAAGATGGTAACCAACTTCCACCAAGGGCAGCAGATGCTGAGGGTGGTTCTGTCTTAATGAACAAGACGGATAACTTCATAACTATTCATAGAAATATATATGATGCAGCTACATGGATGAACACGGAAATCTACGTGCACAAGATTAGAAACAAAGACACTGGCGGTAATCCTACGCAGTCAAAGAATCCTATCATCTTAAAATTAAGAGGTGGAGTTGAGTTCGTTGACTTATATGGAGACACGCCTATTAAAAGAATTCCTAAACCAACATCAAAAAATATCCCGTTCTAAGTATGAAAGTAAATATTGAAAATGTTTTCGAGAGCACCCCCATTGCTCTATATGATTTAACACTTCCAATAGAGGAGAGGCCAAAGAATAAAATAGTATTTAAGAGAGTAACTGATTGCTTAAAATTTTTAGGAGCAAGTCAAGGTAAATTCTCTTACTCAAAGCTAAGAGGAAATGGCAGAATAACAGACAAGAATGGTAAGCCTTACGTAATAAGGCACATTGATTACGAGAAGTATTTAAAAGAAAGTAAAAAATGAAATACTCATCTAGTTTCACGCACGACTTAGACTTTGGGACTGTTGGAGAGGATTGGGTAAATGATATATTTACTAGTGGTAAGAAAGTAGAAGTAAAGACCGATAGGATGGCTCACAAAACAGGCAATGTATTTATAGAATACGAGTCAAGAGGAAAGCCTTCGGGAGTATCTACATCAGACGCTCATTATTGGATATACATTATAGATGAATCTAAATCAGCCATTATACTAGATGTTACTATCCTTAAAGATAAACTAAGGAAGTTTCATAAGGAAGGTAGATACTTAATGAATGGCGGAGACAACGATACATCTAAGGGCTTTTTAATACCAATACACGAACTATTTAAACAATAATATATGAGAGAGATTTTTAAAGATGATTTGCTCAATAGAAAATTTGAAGCAACTGTTAATAACTACGAAGCGGTTCGTAAGGTTATAGCCAATAAGATAGAGATGGATAATCCCGTAGCTGTATTAAAACAGATGGAGTGTATTCAGTCCGTTCAGGCCCTAGCTGCCCATACAAAAGCATCTTTTACATATTTATGCAACAAATATGCACTACAAAAGCTACCTTTGTTAGACCAAGAGAGTGGTAAGAATGCAAATGAGAAGAAATATATACTCAATGCAGAGATGGGAGATGTGCTTTTTTATGATGAAGTAATGGAACTGTTAATCAAAGAGATGCACTATCAAGTGGAGATACTTAGAAGTTCATTATCATATCTTAAATCTGAAATAGAAAAATTATAATATGAAAGGTAAAACACAAGAGTTCTACGACAAGAACCCTGAAGCTAAAAAGAAAAAGGCTGACTACGACAAGGCTTTCAATAAGAAGAAAGAGCAAGTAGAAAAGCGTACTGAACTTAATAAAGCCAATAGAAAAGCCGGTACATATGGTAACGGAGACAAGAAAGATATGGCTCATACCAAGTCAGGCTTAAAGGTTAAATCTCAATCAGCTAACCGTGGCTCAAAGTCAGACCAACCTGGAGACAAAAGAGCTAGAGGCAAGAAATGATAAAAAAGGTACATAAGCATGGACTTAAATTCGACTCTAAGCTAGAGCTCTATATGTATGAGCTACTTGTTAAAAGTAAGTTAAGGTTCGAGTTCCAGGTAGAATATGTACTATTTGACAAAATAAAATACAATAGTGAGACGTTAAGGAAAATGACTTTAACAGTCGACTTTGTAGTGTATCCAAAAGACTTTCCAGTCATCGTTGATACCAAGGGTTTTTTTAGACCCGAGAATAAATTAAGATGGAAGCTATTCAAATACTTCTTGTCTTCTAGGGAAGAGTTCACTCCGGAGATATTCTTCCCTTCATCTCAAACAGAATGCATAGAGCTGATAGCCAAGCTAAAAGCCAATGACCTATCTGCTGTAAAGAAAAGTGCGAAAAGGGGTAGGAGAAAAAACTAAACCCAATAAAGCAAATAAACAATGAACAACCAAATCAGACCTCGCATTACGCAAGATGAATTCGAGATTCTAAAAGACATTAGAACTAGACATGAAGCCCTAGCTAACGAGTGCGAGTTAAATGGAATCCCCATACAAGATGTAAAACATTATTGGTTCAAGGGAGACCACTTCTCTATTAATGTAGCAAACAGAGGCAAGGGGTATATGGAAGTTAGAGACGAGATTATCGACTCTATGACCAAGTACTCCCCTCAGTATAAATACCCAACAAGAGACAGAGTTCTAAAACAAGACGACTATCATCTGTTAGTTGTTGACCCAGCAGATATTCACATAGGTAAATTATCTAGCGCATTTGAGACAGGAGAGGATTACAACGTAGATATAGCTGTTAAAAGAGTTATGGAAGGCGTCTATGGAATCATAGAGAAATCTAGCGGTTTCAAAAAAGATAGAATCCTTTACGTAATAGGCAACGATATTTTACACGTAGATACTCCAAAGAGACAAACTACATCAGGTACTCCACAGGATACAGATGGTATGTGGTATGATAACTTCTTGATTGCAAAGCAAATGCATATAGAAATCATAGAAGTTCTTAGAGAGATTGCTGACGTATATGTTCAGTATGACCCATCAAATCACGACTATACGAATGGTTTCTTCCTAGCAGATACGATAAACAGTTGGTTCTCAAAAGATAGGGCTGTTATGTTTAACTGTTCAATAGCTCACAGAAAGTATTTTAGATACCATAATAACCTAATAGGTACAACGCACGGAGACGGAGCAAAAGAATCTGATTTGCCTATGCTAATGGCTCACGAGGCCGGATTAGACTGGTCAGAGTGCAAGCACAAGTATTTTTATGTACATCACTTGCATCATAAACGCTCTAAAGATTATATGGGTGTTAATGTTGAGACCCTAAGAAGTCCATCAGGAACAGATAGTTGGCATCACCGTAATGGTTATACTCACGCCCCCAAAGCTGTTGAAGGATTCTTGCATCATAAACTGCATGGTCAGATAGCAAGATTTGTTCACATATTTTAATTCATTCTAACTGTCTTAATAAGGAACGGGTCATTTTCGTGGCTCGTTCCATTTTTTGTTATAGACACCGAGCCGGCTAGTTCCGCCATATCCAAAACATCATCTAAGTCATCTGATTTAGATATGATAAACGATTTAACAACAATCTTTTCAGAGTTGTCAATTTCGCCTTCCATGATTAGATTATATGTTTTATATTGCATCCCTAAATATTTAATAAAATGATACCACTTTACGAGTCAGTGCAAGATAATGAAAGAGTAGAACTTCTAACATTAGAGATAAATAAACTAACTGAAATGATAGAAGCAAGAATTAAGGAAAGAAGAAAGTTGGTATACAAGTACGATAATACTAAGATAGACTTCTCTAAAAAAGAAAAGCCATCAAAGTAGTTACTTCAAGATTAGTCCGGTAGTAATTACTCCAACAGCTAGATATATCCACTTAAGTTTAGATTGTACGGATAGTTTCCTGTTAACATTGCGCAATTCCATAGTCTTCTTGGATAGTTCACTATCATAGATAGCTTCTTTTATCTCTTGATTTAGACCTATCTTCTTATAGTTTTCTATCTGTAAGTCCTTATTAGCGATAATGTCGTTTTTAAGCATCAAAATCGACGTTAAAGTATCATTATGTTGCTTTATTCCATCTAACAACAAAAGGTCTTTAATAACCTTCTTTGCTACGTCTACGTGGATTTTTACTGTATCGTTATTTGTAACGGTCTGTGAACCAGCTTTGGATAGAGTCAATAGACATACTATTGACATAAGTAGTATCTTTTTCATACTGAATATATATTTCTTTAACTGAATATTCTTTAGATGCTACTTTCTTCTCTTTCTCCTTTGATTCTAATTCTAGAGATTTTATCTCAATTTTAGCACTATTTATGGCTGAATCGTACTTTATTAGGTCTAATTTGATTTCTTTTTGTGATTTTTTCACAAAAATGACCATCAAGATAAATACAACTGCAATTAGACTACCTAAGATTCTTTTTGGTGTCATAAAACTCCTCATGCTTTGCAGGGTATCTTTCATATATTGCTATTTTACCTTTTAATTCTGATATATCTCTTTCCGCTGTTGTTATTCTTATTGAGTATTCTCTACTCTGCCCTAGTAATATTTTAATGTCAGACTTCATTTCTCTTATGTCACTATAGAATATATAGCAGAATCCGCTCAGTAAAAGTGGCATAAGCCACGCTTTAACTTTATCTACTACGTTGTCTTTCATTAGTGCAAATATATGAAGGTATTCGGATATGTACTAGCTGAGTAAAGAGTTGAATAAGCTGAATTTAGCTAGTCTATCCTCAAGCCCATGTGTACCGCCATTTACACGCTTTGTAACAGCGATTACATCTTCTTTATCAGCTCCTCCATCACATATTTTCCATAGATTATTCTTCTCAAAGAAGAAAGCTGCAGACATTAATGGATACTTTGTAGCTATCAAATCAGGATTAGCTAGGATATCATCTTCTACAACCTTGTCGAATTGACTGTAATTATCCTTGCCGGTTAATTGAATATATCCTCTTCCTCTAAACTTCCAACCATCTCCACTAGCTTCGTCTCCATTACCCATTCTAGAAGCATATACTTTATTAGCTATTTTTTCAGGTTTTCTTTCAAAAGCCTTGGCTGATGCATCATCTTTAAAGTATTTCCCAAATATAGAACGCAATCCTTTTGCCCCATAATTAAGGTTCTCGGTAACAGCCTTAAAGTTGCCGCTCTCGTGAGCACACTGAGATAAAAAATGAGCCAATCTAAGTGGGCTTGTTATAGAGAACTTCTCCATTACTGATGGTATTTCTGACAATACTTGAGCTGGAATTTTCGTAGCTAATGCGTCTAGTTTCATGTTATTTTATTTGAGAGTATAAAAATATTACTAATAATGTGAATAATGTACTATTGAATCTGTGTAGCTTTTGCTCAAACTTTACATCTTTTTCAAACTGATTATAGACAGCTAGGTTTTTATAGTATCTGTTTTTATAATCCATAAGGCTATCTAGCTTTACTTTGTTAGATTGAATAAGAGTATCTTTTTCTATAGTATGCTTTTGGTTTATTCTTATAATGCTATCTAATACTATATCTACTCTTTTATTTAAGAAAGATAGAGAGTCGGATTTCTTATATACCTGGTTCTCAAGAGAGTCAATAAGATTATTAATAGCAATCCCTTGCTTAATAGTCATAACAACAACACTGTCATTTCCAATCTTTTTAACTACCTGCGCCCTTAATAGAGAATGGCTTGCTATTGTCAATATTATTAACAGAGTCAAGTTTAGCTTTAACCTCATTTAGTTCTGTTTTTAATTCTTTTACTTCTTGTTTTAGGTCTACTATAGTACTTACTGCTTTAGATACAATCTGAACCTCTTTTTCGGCAGCTTTTTGTTGAGCTTGACTACTTAGTTGATTTGTCATTTGAACGCCTTTCATTAGCTTTTCAAACTCCAACTCTTTCATTTGCTCTTTACTTACCTCTTGAGTATTAACAGCCTGACATCCAAATAAAAATACTATAATAAAATACTTCATTACTTGATGTTTTCTATCTTACCTAATTGATTTAGTGTACTTAGTTTAGTTGTAGCTGATGATAAAGAACTGTCGCATCTGCGAACAGCATCTTGTAATAAATCTACCTTACCTTCTAACTTCTCAATCTTTCCGCCTTGACCATCAATCTGCTTATTGAAAGTAGTCCTAATGTCCACGTATAAGGCAGATATTCCTATGATAACTAAAAACATAGTTCCTACAACTGGATTCTTAGAGAATTGAGAAAAACTAATAGGTAGTGGATTAGCACCTATTTTAAGTCCACTAGACTCTTCGCTAGTTGCAACTTTCTTTCTTACTGCTTTAGCCATTATCTTCTGTTTTATCTTGTTTAAAACCCTTAATAAGACCGGTAACTGACTCGATGGTAGTTAGACCTAGAGAAACCATTATAAGGGCTGTAGTTGCCCATACAAGCGATTCAGCAGGTACTACATGAGCTTCAGACATAGAGTTAGTGTAAAGTGTCCAATAAAGGAAACCTGCACCTATTATACCTACTAGTCTCTTACTAGAATTATTGCTTTCAGAGGAAAAGAATCCTCCCATCCATGTGAATAACTTCTTCATAACCAATTTTATACAAAATTACTTAATTATAATTAAGTCAATAAAAAAGGGTAGCCTATTGGCCACCCTTATAATATTATAGTTTATTTTACTATACCATTTCTACAACCTGAGCTTCAGCAGTATCCTCATCATCTTCGGTTTCCGCTAGTTCAGGGAACTCTAATCCTTCTACAAATCCATCTAAAAAGCCATACTTTTCAAGGCCTTCTGTAGAGAATGTGAACTGATAGAATTCAAACTCTTCAGCTAATAAAACCTTAACCTTCTTGTTAAGTTCTTTTAACTGCTCTTTTGTGTACTTGTATCCACCATTCTCATCTAATAACAAAGAACCATCTTTGTCTGTATTAGCACATTCTAAACGGATATCATCTAGCTTATCATTATAGGCTTCTAGATGAGATTTCATCTTTTCACCAATTTTAGCTAATTTCTTAACGCCTTTAGTGTTTGCGTCAGCATGCTCTTTATTATTAGCAAGAACATTGATAGCTCTAACTACGTTAAGTAGCTCTTGGTACTTCTTTTTTACTTTTGCCATTATTTTTGGTTTATGTTACAAATATGCTGCTTTTGATTATGGAGCTACAGGAGCTGGTTCAGTCTGATTTTCAGACTTAGTTAATCCTAGTTGCTCAAGAACATCAGCTTCTACTGCTGCCCAATTAACGCCTGCCGGTGTGATACCTTCGGTAACAACAAGAGACTTATTAGCAAAGCTAGTTGAAGTTGAAATCATGTTTACCCATACATTAACCTGAGTTGCGAACAATTCGCAATTACCGCTAAGGGTTACTTTGGTAACAGTTCCGATTGACGAGCCATTAATTTCAATGCTTGCCGGCTCTACATAAATTGTTTTCATTTTTATTATTTTAATTTACAAATATACTTATTATATCCTATTAATTCGCACCTTGCAACACTTACAAGTAAAATGAGTGCAACGCACCCCATTAATAACAGGCTGTTATCAGCACTTGAAAAGTTCTGAACAGGCTTAATTACGAATTCAAAGTTGTTGAGGTTGTACGATGTATCTACGATTGTTTCCATTTTTCTATTATTTTACAAAGGTAATTATTATATTAACTCGCAACGTCTTGATTATATATTGCGGTTACTTCAGACCCCGAAAGGGCCCTAGAATAGAGTCTCACCACAGATATCCTACCTGTATAGAATTCTGCTATATTAGTAGCCCCTGTTGCGTTATACTGAGCGCCAATAAGAAATAGCCCAGGAGCAGCATAGTTCATAGTTACCCCTAGAAAAGAAGATGTTATTAAAGAGCCATTTACATATAGTCTTGCCGTTGAGCCGTCATATGTCAATGTAGCATTTATCCAAGTGTTCAATGAGAATCCGTATGCTAAGTCTACAAAAGTAGTGCCGCTGCCTGAAATCCTACCATACAGAGTTGTCCCATTTATCCATAACTGATACCCCTGAAATGTTGTTGAGCCATTAAAGTTAGTGCCCGCCAAAATCATAGGATAAGAAGATTCTGTAGGGTAAAACCATACATTAAGTGTTACCCTATTTTTACCGCTTGGTTCAGGGAATTCGTAGTTGGGAAAGCTTACATATCTACCATTTTGATAAGTACCAAAAGGATTTGACCCCTGAAACTCAAAGCTAGAACCATTCCATACAGGATTGATTGCAGACCTATTAGTAAGAGTACCATGATTTCCCTTACCACTAATATCAAACCATGTTGTGCCACTTCCTGGGTATGAACTTGAGTTGTTTGCCCTTAAATGAAGAAGAAGGTCTGTATCGTACCCGTAGAACTCACTAATGGCATCAGGAGTACTAAACCCAACTAAAGAGCTGAGTGTTCTTAAGCTACCTGAACCACTTCCTAGTTCTGTGCGTATAGCTCCAATACCTAAAGCTCCACTACTTGGTAAGGGCATTAATTATAGATTTAAGTTCACTAATCTGTTCTGCTTGAGCCTTTATCTGTTGTTGCTGCTCTTTGAATGCCTCAATAAATAATCCACCAAAGTTTCCGTAAGAAACACTATACATTCCATCATTTTCTTGATTAACAACTTCCGGAACTATAGGGAGTGTTTCCTGCGCAATCACACCAATTTTAGTTTTCTTATCTTGAGAATCTGTTCTATTGTAAGAAACCCCTCTCAAACCGAGCACTTTATTAAGTGCATTTTCAATAGTCTTAACGTTTGTTTTAACACGAGCATCAGAAAAAGCTGTTATGTCTCCACTAGCTGTACAATTACCATTTACATCTATACTCCAAGTATTTAACGTTGTAGCAAAATTATAAAATCTATATGTATGAGTTCCGTCTTCTCTTGGGCCTAAATACCATTGAAGCGCTCCACCTGTAGCGTAGGTAATACCTAAATAATTACTTGTACTACTTCTATTTATTCTTAATGCCCAACTATTATCAAAACTAGAAAGAATAGTTCCCGTTACAGTACCTCCTCCAGTTGTTAAAGCATATGAAGAGTAATTAGCTGTTGTTAATATAAGATTATTATTTGCATAAGCATTACCAGCACCGTTTACTCTAAATCTAACAGTTCCTCCATTTACATCTAAAATTCTAAAGCCTCTACTATCATCACCAGTTCCATAAAATTTAACTTGCATCCAATATTGAGAACCACCATCATGGAAAGACCCAAATGTCCAGTTATTATCACCACTACCTGCTACAATCATGTTAGGGGCATTATAAGTTGAGTATGTGATTCTACTTCCTCCCATTCCTAAGTCACCACTTAAGCTTCCACCAGATAGTGGTAATGCATAAGAGTTATAATTGCCAGTTGTTAATATTAAACTATTATTTACGAAAATACCTGATGTAGATGCTTTTGTTGTTAAATATTGATAATCAGAACCATTATAAAGAGCTATGCCAGCTCTTCCGTAAGGTACGCCACCGGATGTAAAAGCCCAAATATGTAAACATCCTAAATCACCATCGTATCCACTTTCATTCCACCTTGGGTCAGTGTTCATTCTCCTAATACCTTCATTCCAATTAAGATATCTTAATCCAGCTTGTTGCTCAGAATCGGTATCTGTTGATAAACCACTCGTTGTAACATATCCTGAGTTATTAGTAAACTGAGATATGTTCATGCTTGATAATGAACCTGCTGTATCAGCATATCCTGCAGCAGCTTTTGTCCAACTTCCCCAATTACCATTTTCAAGAGTTCTGTAATAAGTATATTTAAGAGCATGGTCTCTTGCTACCGCAGTCATTAAAGCATAAGCACCAGGTGTGCCTGTACCATATGGATATTGATTTCCTAAACCTTGTGTTTGAACATAGTATTGTGAAGCAGATTGCGGAGTATCAGAAGGTGAAGAGTTCTGCATAAACCAAACACCAAAGTTTGGTATTGCTGCAAAAGATTGGTATGCCTCATGATTTTGTCCACTATTATTCCAAAGCTGTATTTTGCTTAAACCATTAAGTTGAGATGAGTTATTTACAGATTGAGAACCAATATTAGACGTAGTAATTAAGCCAAGCTGACTTATTAGGTGAGCAGGTGTAGACTTTCTTAAGTAGTTGTCGGCTCCACTATTTGTCCATATAGCAGCAATAGATGGGTTTTCATTATTAGGACAAGATGCATTAAAGTGTATAGCAAAAGAATATCGGCTATATATATCTCCACCACCATCACGTTGAACAAGTCTATTTGCGGTTGCTCCAGTATCAGCCCCTACAGTTATAGTCCCATTACTAGCACCACTACCCATTCTTAAGCCACCTCTAGCCTCAATAGGACTTTCAACATACAAACCTGCTGTTTGGCTCATCACAGGAAGATATAAACCATAGTTTGCAAAGTTTGCTACGTTATCGGTAGATTCCGAGCGAATTGTTAATCTATCACCAGATTTATAAATACCATTTGTGGTATCAGTAAAACGCATTGTCCCGTTTACAGTTACAGATATATTAAATGCAGCAGCATTTTCAGTTATCCAAAACTTTTCATTGTATCCAGAAACATATTGTCCTGTTCCAAAATCACCGGCCCAAGAACCTACCGACCATTTACCACTACCAGCATATCTAGGAAAATAATTTGAAAATTCATACGCTGCACCAGACATGTCTACACCTAAACCAACAAATGCGTTACCATCAACAGCTAAATCATATAACTGTAATCTTGGAGCTCCATAAAAACCTCCTTTTATATGTATGCTATATGCGGTTTTAGAAGTCTTTGCAGAAGTTAATCCTGCATTAAAGTTTGATAATGTTGAAGTACTTGCTCCTCTTCCGGTAACACTAGCTAATGTATCAGTTTCAGTATATCCTGTTATGTATCCTGGGCCGTTAGTAAGTTGGTTTAAGTTAGTTAGATTACCTTGGTGCCAAATAGTATTACCATTATAAGTAAATCCAGTTCCATTTAAAAATTGTATTTGACCATCTGTAAGAAATCTTGCACGTTCTGTAGAAGTGCTAGAGCCTGTCATTATTCTTACACCTCTGCTAGCTGTTGTTCTTTGAGCAAGAGTCAACCAACCTAAATCTGCTACAAGCGTAATTCCATTTTGAGTGTATACATCATTGTCTGCGCCTCCTCTAATTAAAAAATAACCACCATTCTGAGAATTACCTGGAGATGCAAAACTTAATCCAGCATAACTACTAGAGTTATCAGCAGGTCTAAATTGTAAGTCGTAGTTTTCTCTAATTCCTGCTGACACACCTGTCCAAGCTACATTAGTAGCAGTGCTTGCAGTGCTAGCGTTACCAATTAAGGAGCCTATAAAATTACCATTAACCATTGTAAGACCAGAAGCGTTCATGGTCATAATATTTGTCCAATCTCCACCACCAGTTCCACCACTATTTCTCCAAAATGTAAATTGACCAGCTGTTGCATCTATTGCTCCATAAGGAATATTGTTTCCGTTACCATCAACACCGCCCCACCATACAGAAACATTATCTGTATTACCCCTAAAATACGTACTTCTACTTGAAGTACCTTGCCCAAGGGCATTACCAAAATCAACTGAATTTGTTCCAGCTGAAAAAAATACTGTATTAGAAGTAACACCTGACGTTCTTAAATAACTATTTACCTGAACTATACCATCATTTCTAATTCTCAAGTGTTCGGTAAATGTTGTTGTGTCACTTTTGCCAAATGTAATACCACCTGTGGATGCCCCCGCTGCTCCTGAATGTATTCTTAATTCAGAGCTTTGGACTTGTATTCCATATCTATCTCCACTACCTGTAGTAGTGTGATAAAAGTCTATTTTATTTCCTGTAACATTCGAGAATGCTATTATTCCGCTCATTGTGCCCCCTGAAAGTGGTAAGTAAGAACTTAAAGCAGAAGATGTTATATACCCATTAGGATTAGAACTATTGTATGGTGTGTAACCAAGTGCACTTGTCACCATTGAGCTAGTGATACCTGTAATATATCCTGCACCATTGGTAAGCTGATTGGTGTTTGTAATTGTATTTGTAATAGTAGTTGTTCCGCCACTTGTAGATACACTTATTCCAGAACCTGCTAGTATTGATAATATACCTGTGTTGCTAATACTTAGCGAACCTCCCGATGTACTTACACTAATACCGCTACCTGCCAAAGCAGATAATAATCCTGTATTACTAATGCTGAGTGTTCCGCCTGATGTACTTACACTAATTCCGCTTCCAGCAGACGCTGATAGCAAACCTGTATTACTAATGCTCAAAGTTCCTCCTGACGTACTTACGCTGATACCTGAACCTGCGGTTCCTGATAATAAGCCTGTATTTGATACAGTTGCAACGCCACCACTTGTGGACACGCTTATACCTGAACCTGCTTGAACTGATGATACACCTGCGGTAATAGACCAAGACCTATCAGCAGACAAGTCATAAGAAACTCCGTTTATTGTTAATGTCCTAGAAGTTTGAACGTATCCACTTAAACTTGGTATTTGACTAACAAGAGCTAAAGTTCCTGAAGCTCCTGGCATAGTATAAACATAGGTATTGTTACTTATTGTTGAACCTAATGTTAATTGACCTGATACTCTTAACGTACCATTTATATCAGTTGTAAATGCTGATGCTGTTCTTGTTCCAATTAAAACTTGACCACCTGCCGGTTGAAGTCTTAATGCTCCTGAAGCAACTGAAAGTCCATAATATGATTGCAATTCTGCGAATGCTGTGGCAGTGTTGCCACCTGCCGTAAATTGCACGAAACCATTATTGCCGCCTGTTGCAGGATTAGAGTTTATTAAAATTAATTGTGCAAGAGTACCTGAAGTATTTTTAATAATAACACCTCCATTAACATCTAACTTAAAGTTAGCTGAGTCATAAGGAGAAGCTGTATTAATACCTATACCGCTACCATTATCATATATTATACTATCTGTTAATGTTGTAGCTCCTGTAGCTTTAGGGACATATCCCGTAGTTAAATTTCCTGTATGCGTACCTACTGACCAACTTCTATCCGCACTTAAATCATAAGAAGTTCCATTTATAGTTAATGTTCTAGCGTTTGTTGTAGGAGTATATCCTAATAATGTAGGAATCGACTTCATCTTGTATAAAGATGTAGAAGTCTCGTACGCTAGAACTGTATTATCAGAAGGAGTAGATGTGATTTGAACATTATGAATCTCATTTAACTCAAACCCGTTTTGAACCTTTACAAAAATCTCTCCATTATTTTGTTGAACTCTAGTAACTATACCAATAAATACTAAGTGGGCTGGAGCATAAGGCTTGTTTGATAAACCAAATATCAAGTTACCATCTGTTCCTAGCCATACAGGGTCTCCTGCCAATGCGGTGCTAGTATCTAGACCTGCAAGCAAACCCTCTGTTACAACAAAACCTATATCATTAATAGCAAGGTTTTGAACTAATAGTCCTAGTGTTTTGCTTGATGTAGCTTCTGATGCGTTTGAAGCTTTACCCACAATCATATTAGTACCATCTGCACTAGTAACATAAACAGCCTGACCTTTAGTAAGAGCTACACCTGCTTTAACTTCATGCTGAAGTACAGATGTATAAGCCGCAGCTCCTCCTGCCCCAATATCATTATATAACTCTTGACCAGTTCTATATTTTACTATACCATTAGAATCTATGACAAGAAACTTGTCAGTATCAGTATTAGCATCAACTACTGAGTTTAGTCCTAATGTTCCGTATAAGGATAAATTAGATAGTACTTTCATTTACTTTATTTCTTTATGATAACTCTATACGCATTTAAAGCAGGTGCACTAGCAAAACTAACTGTTACGTTATTAGCATCAGTTATAACCACATCTGCAATCACCTCTTCAAGAGTAGAGTTATCTTTCAACATTACAATCACATCAACTGTTCCTAAGCTATGTGTAACAACATAAGAAGTAGCACTTCCATTACCGACATTAGCAGCGTATCCGCCTGTTCTATTATCTAGTAATGTTTTTAGTTTTAATGGGGTAACGATTCTTTGGTCGTCTGTTCCTGTGTCAGTTTCTGCTTGAGTAGCGATTTCAGCTAAACCTAAAACTGTTTCTGTAGCTTGGTCTCTATTAACCTCTAACTGAATCCAATCAGAAGCTAAAGTAGTTGACGCTGAGTTTACCTTAGCGATGATTACATCACCAACATTAAACGCAACACCGCCTGTAGTTCCGGCTACACTTACGTACCAATAATCACCTGCTTTTGTACCTGCAGTAGGAGATGAACCGACAGGGAAAGTTCCACTTGAAGCATTCCATGCACCTTCTAGGTTACCTAGTCCACCAACCTGTGCGTCAATATATGTTTTGATAGCGCTAGATGTAGCAAGTGTAGTAGAACTAGCACTAGCTAAATCAGTTATGATTGTAACTTCAGAAGGGGTCGCTGTACCGCCAGATGTATTACCTATAACAGTGTTATTAGCAATCTGAGCAAGTTTTGCTAGGGTTACCTGATTTGCTCCAATCTTAATTGTAGTTACAGCACCATCATTCAACTTTCCGGTAGTGATACCTAAATCTTTAACACGAACTATATCGTTATCAATCTCGATAGTTGCGTTATCTACATTCACATCTAAAGTAACAGAACCACTAGTTCCGCCACCTGTAAGACCTGCTCCTGCTAATACAGCACTAATATCTCCTGACACATTAATCCAAGCAGTACCATCCCAATAGTAGATAGCCTTGTCTCCTGTGTTATAGTAGATTTGACCCTGAACAGGTGAACCTGGAGGTGAACTAAGATTCTGTAACGCTACGTTAAGTATCTGATTTTTTGAGAGGTCTAAATTGACCAACATTTTTTTAGCCATTGTAATTAGTTTATATATGCTTTACCACTTACTAGTGATGTGAATGTTACTGTCATTTGATTTATACTGTTATACCTAACCTCTCCTATTATTTCATCCCCTGCCGTATCTACAATATGAATTGATGCAAATTTACCTAAATTATGGTTGATAACCCAAGTGGCTGATGCAACTTGTTGGTCATGTACATAATTAGTGTCGGTCCACGTTATGTTAATCGTATCTCCATTTTGCTGATTAAGTATCAGCGTCTTTTGGTTAACTCCTGTTGGAGTTGAAACAGAACCAGAGTTGATTTTCTCGTCATAAGCAGACTCCCAATGAGTAATATTGCTTTCTGTTATGTTTTTAACGTATTGAGGAACCGTTGGGTCTTCCTCTTCTGTAATGTAGTTTATTGTCGTAATGCCGAAAACAGCAGCTACCTGACTATAAATTGGAGTTAGGGTACCGTAGTCGTATATCTCCATCATAGCCTCTAATCTTTCTACGATAAAGTCCATTCTAGGGTCTCCTACTCTGTCGTTTACCTTACCCCATTCTACAGCCGTCTTATATATGAAGATAATATCTCTATCATACCAATACGTTTCATCTAGCTCGGCAAACTTTTTATTGTAAGCTACGCTACCAAGGATATGGATAGACCTATCAGCCTTAGATAAAACTGTATTAATTTGAGTTAAAGTATATCCCATTAGTACCCTGTTTTAAGGTCATTCGTTATGTATTCAGCTCTATCTAAAGACGCTTGTGCACTAGACATATTACCTTCTGCAGCAGCTTTTACGGCAGCAGATTGCTCTATGAAAAGCCTAATCACGTCTCTTACAAACTTAGGGTTCTTCTCTAATGATTGGTTAGTAGCCATAAGGCTAGTATTGCTAAAGTATGCTGAATTAGTAAAACAAGTTAAGCTAAATACTTGAGTGTCATTATATACGCTTCCTGATTGAGGAGAGCTTGATGTTAATTGAAGTATAGCTGTAATAGCTAGGTCCCACGTAAGACCTGTAATCTCAATAGAATCTCCGGCAGCATATGGCCATACATAATTATTATAGACAGTAGTGCCTACGGTTACATAAGAGCCGTCAGACTTCTGTAAGGTTAATCTTCTAGACGTAAATGTCCCCTTTGCTTCTACTGTGTATGTAGAAGTATCGGCAACCGTAAATCTAGCACAGTTTGAGCCTTGAGACGGTGTTATTATTGCTTCAAAAGGCATAAGTTATTATTTTATGCAAATTTAAGCTATTTTTACTTCCGAGGGTAGTCGAACCCGAACAACCTTTTAGTTATATTGTCTCCTTTTCTTGTTGTTCTGTCATAGTTCTTACTATCTATATAGAAATCCATTACACCAAGTATACCTAACTTCTCATCTCTTACCTCTTGTGAGTCAGAATTAAACTGTTTAGAGGACCTATACATACTCTCTACTGCAGCAGTTCTATTACCTTTTAATGTATTTTTGAATTTATCTCTATACTCTGTTCCAAACTTATCCTCAAGCATTCTTTCTATATACGCTTCTTTCATTCCAACATTTTTCCACTCTTCGGTAGATTCCAATGCTGTAGCTATAAAAAACTTTCTATTTTCATTGTCGGAGGCATCCTTTAATATATCATAAGCTGCCCTTCCTTTAATAACAGGATTGGTCTCTTTTGATAGTCTCTTCAAAGAATCATCCTCAATTATCTGCAACTTAAGTATATCTTTTAGTTCTCCAACTCTTGCGTCTCTTAATTTCTTCTCGTATTTTAAAGCCTCTTTTTTACCTAAATCCCTTTCTACGTCTTTTAAGAATTTTTCAGCATCTTTAACAAAGAATTCCATCTGCTCGTTAGATGTCATATTTGATATGCCAATCTTTGCCATTCTTTTATTCGATAAGGCTACAAGAGCTTCATGAAAATTATTATTAATCTTAGAGTACATATAATCCATAAGTATTTGATTAAACTTATTCTTATAGTACTTTGTAGGGGTTGCGAAGAATCTTCCAGATACAGATGCTAATGGGCTCTCTATGAGTTTATTAGGGTCATCTTTTATAGATTTAATAACAGAGTTTTCTTTGCCTGCAGCAAACTCGTACATAGAGTTCAATGAATTAACTACTATCTGAGTGAAAGGGTTTCTTTCAAACTTTCCTGTATATGATTCTATAGCAGCCTGCAATCTAGGAGCAGAGAATGCTTTAGTTTTTTGTGCTGCAGCTTGAATCATAGGTAATGTTCCCTGCTTTTCTTCTGTATAGCTATATTCTCCTGTAGATTCATCATAAACTATCTTATTGCCGGTATACGGGTCTATATTTAATTTATACTTAACCAAGGCATTTGCAAGAGGAGGTAATGAAACATCTTCTAATCCTACCATATCAAGAGCTGATAATATCGAAGATATAGCGGCTTCTCTTGGAGTTGTTGCTTCATCCATGTACTCTCCCATTTTAGCGCTTATAACTCCTGTGTACATTTCTTTTGCTCCAAAAGGTAGAGGAATTCTAATAAATGCATTTGTAATATCATCTCCTATATTGTGAGAAGGGTTTCTTATTACAACGTAATTCTTCTTGTAATAATCAGGAAGTGCCTTGTACATTTCACCCCAATACTCTTTTTCTTTTTCATCATCAGAGAATGCACCGATAGACCATAAAGTAACAGCCATACCACCTAATGCCATTTGTGAAATTACGAAAGTTGCTTTTGCAGGGTCTCTCTTTATTGACTTAACAACAGCTCTTTTAGTAGCGTATGCTGCAGATAGGTATGGTATTACATGGTTAGCTTGTTTTATAACATCTCCAGCTCTAGAGAAGTTTGCAGTATTTCTAGCTTCAGATGCTGCTAATTGACCTGCCTCTTCTGAAGAGAAACCTTTATCAATGAAATACTTCTTAGACTTTTTATAAACTATAAGTCTTGTCATCTTCTCTGATGCGCCTACTGTTGATTCTCCGAATTGAATAGCTTGTTTTATTCCTGGAATATTAGATATATCAGCTCCAAATAAAACTTTTTCAAATATGCTTTTATCAGCAACATTATCATCTATATCTTTTATTCCTGTAAATATCGTGTTATCATAGAACTTATCTATGCCAGACCTTGCTGCCATATCGCCAAACACACCATTCTTAACAGCTTCGTTATAAAGAGCATCTTTTTTAAATATACTCTTTGCTACAGAAGGCCATTGAGCTACCACCTCAGCGTAAGCAACGGGAAGTATCGGATTAAATCCTTTAGCTGTTAGTATCGCTTGGATAGGGTCTAGTGTTACTAACTGTGCTATACCAAAAGCTGGGTTTGCAATAGTAACAGATTTTCTAAGCAAGTTAACTCCAAGTGCTGAAGATAGCATACTTAACCCCTTATTGTATTCAGAGTTACCATAAAACTCATCTGCAAACCATGTAGGAGCGGATAACATTGTTATTCCGTCTTTATTATGAACTTTCATGTTGGTATATCCTGCTTTAGGTTTTTTATAAACCTTGTTGCCGAATTTATCTACCTTATCTGTACCATCTCTATTCTTTTCAGTCTCCGCTAATTCAACAGCCATGTTTTGGTTGTACATGTTAGTAGCTTTCATCTGAGGAAGGTCAGACTTAATAGCACTCTCTAGCATTTGTAAAACCTTATTTGTAGCTATATTCTTTAGAGCGGTTGTTGAGTATATATTGAATAGCGTAGAATAGTCTGTTATAACAGAGCCATCAGAGCCGCCTGTTAGTGCTTTTATATTAGCCCCTCCTTTACTCTTCATGAAAGCGCTATTGCCATCCATTAATACACTTGATATATATCTAATAGGAACATACTTGTATTTAGATAAGTCATCATATACAGCTTGAGGAATCAATCCAGCCTCGTACTGCTCATCTAGAATTTTTTTAAATCCTTCGAAAGCAGCTTCAGACCTTGCATCTATATCAGAAAACGCTTCAGTTTGAGATATTGCTCCTAAAACATCATTAGCGTTATCTATAGTATAAGGAGTTCCTCCCTCAACGGTTCCCATTTTATATTTTCCTAAAGAGTAGCTTCCATCTTCATTTCGTATTAAAACACCTCTATCTGCTATATACTCTAAGGCGTCTTGTCTTTTGTTTCTTGATTCTCTAACTCTAGCAACAGCCTGTTTAGTTTCTTCAGAAAACGACTCCATCTCAGCTAGTATAGCATCTGCCTTATCGTGCTGCACTCTAACAGCATCAACTAATTTGTCGAATCCTTCTTGATTGTTTTCATCTAAATTAGCTTCTACTATTTGTCTGTTTAAGTCTTTTATTTTATCAGCAACTTTATCAAACTTCTTCTTGTTCTTGGCTGTTGCTTCATCTATTGCTGCATACGCTTCTAATGCTGCATTGTATTCTGCGTCTAATGACTGGAATCTACCAAACTTGTCTCCAAGCATTTTTTGAATCTCTATAATTCTCTTAGCCATTATAACCTTATTTAGCAAATCTTTTTCGCTATATAAAGAACCTTCTATTTCAATACTAGGCTTTTCGCTTAATCCATTATAAACATTGTTATCGAAATCTGATATTCTTTGATTTGAATCTGTAGACGTATGTCTAGTAGCCTCTAATGCCGAAACTAATAAATCAGAAAATCTACCTGTCTTTCTTAATTCCTTTATTACGTTAACCTGATTATCATCAACAGCCTTTAAAAGTTTTCTCCATGCTGTTTTGTTTACGGTTCTAGCGGCTTTCTTTTCTTCTTGAACTCTTTTATCAGAGTTTGCATCCATGGATTCCTTTAAGGATGCTTTTTTGGTTTGCTCAATAGTAGCAGCTTCTTGCTTAGGGATTTTAGACTTAACATCTTCAATTAAAGCATTTTCATCAATGCCGGCTATATCTTCAGGGTTCTGTTCGGATAGGTATGTCCTAACAGCTTCTACAACATCGGCTCCTAAATCAGCGGCATTTGCAGCAACATCTAGAACTGTATTATACATTGCTATAGGTATACCGAACACATTAGTGTCTAGTGTATTTGGAGTTTGTTTTATTTTGAAAGCCCTAATAGCATCCCCAGCTTTTTTAGTTTTCTCCTTACCTGTTTCTGTTGGTTGCGCTTCTGTTACTTGCGCTTGGCTGCCGATATTGCTATCGCCAATATTTGCTCCTTGCTGCGTGGTTTGCCGTTGGCCCCCTTCTCCTTGCCCGACTTCTTGTTGTCCAGGAAGAGTTCCCGTAGGTTCTGTTGTACCGCCTTCTTGTACGGTAGGGACTTGCTCGATTTCTTTAGTGGCATCTTGTTCTATTTTAGATTGTGTTTTATCATCTACTTCTTGAGGAACTTTCGTATCAAGTGTAGTAGTAATTCTTGTATTTAATTCGTCTATTTCTGCTTGTATCTGAGGCTTAATTGTTTCATCAGCAGCTTTTAGTTTTTCTTGAAGATTCTTCTTCTTCATTATCAAACCAACGACAGTGGGTTCAATTTCAACATCAACATTGTCACCTGCTGCTTTTTTGGCTTCCTTATATTTATTAACTTCATCTCTAACAGTATTCGCAAATCCGGGTTCTACTTGTCCAGTTAACTCTAATTCAGTTGCATAGTCAACCATATCATCAGGGTCCATTGTAGCCAATACTGATGTTGCATAAGAATTTAAGTTCTTAGATACTTTAACAGCCTTACCGGCAATGGCAAATATAAGTCCAACCAAACCTTCCATCTCAATGTTTGATATAATCTGCTTGCTTGCGTTTGGATTTATTAATCCCTCGTCAGCTAACCCTTGCTGTCTAACAGCTTCCATAAAACCAGCTACACCCATATCGGATGCTAATGCTCCTGCGGTCTTACCTGTTTTAGTTACAGCGTTCTTAAAAAAGCTTTTAGCTTGATTTGCAAATCCTGTTAATGCTGTTTTAGTCGCAGGATTAGAGAATGCTTTGAATATTTTAGTACCAAAGTACTGACTAGCAGCACCTTCTAAAGCTCCTGTAACAGCTCCTCTTTTCTCTGCATTTTTAGCTACCTGTAAAGCCTCTTCATCAGATAGTCCATTCTGTTTTGCAACCTGAAATGCTTCTTGCGCTGCATTGATTCCGCTTACTCTTCCTTGAACAGCACCAACTGCAGCTATACTATATCCTGGAACTACTAAGTTTAGTGGAGCGGTTATTACACCTGTACCAAGGTCAGGAAGTACGCCACCAATAGAGTATGCTATTTCACCTACCTTTCCTCTTTCAGTAGGAACGGCACCTTGATATTCTTGATTAGGTCTTTCTGAATAAATGTCTTTTGTTGGAGAGCCTACCTGAGATAGCACAGGAACCCTAAATGTACTTTTACCTGAATAGAACTGTATTCTTTCTTCATCACTTAGCCTATCATGTTCATCAGCGTATGCTATTATATTTTTCTTATCTATTACTCCATTGAATATATTTTCAATAAATCCATCTACTACCCTAGTCATAACAGGGTATCTATCCTTATTTAATTTAACACTAAGTTCTCCTGAATTAAAATCTTCTTGTAATGTTTTCCTAAGATTTGGAGCTACGGTTTTATCAAATAAGTCTTTATTCTGTGCGCTATTTCTAGCTATTTCAATAGTATTTGTAATAGCTTCAGGAAGGTATTTAGTTCTATTAGCCTCTATCTCTTTTTCCGTTATTATTCTTTTAGGAATAAACGACTGTATGTCACCAAGGCTCTGTATTTTATTAATATCATCACTGCTTATTACCACTGGCTTACCTTTCTCTAACTGACCAATTAATGTAGGCTTAGGTTGTTCTTTTATTCTAGGAAGCTTTCCCATTCCGGCACCTTGCATAGAGATAGGTTTAGGTTGAGCCTCTGAGGTATTACCTATGAATAATCTTTCAACTTTTTTAGCAGGACTAATGGGTCCTGGCTGGATAGTTCCATCTTGAATTCCTTTTTCGAAAATACGTCTTAGTATTCCAGTATTTGGAAGCGTTATTGGTTTCGGTGGTCCTATTGAAGAGCCTCCGTTTTTTGGAGAGCCTCCGTTTTTAGGCTCTTGTTGATTATCGTTTTGGATATCTTCCATAAAAAATTAGCTTTACAGTAATATGCAAAGCTAACCAATTTTATACTAAGGAGTTCCGCTATTATTGCATTGCTCCGTATAGGCTCTGTGGATTTTTCATGTACCCTTGAAGCACCCTATTCATTTCTTTAGGGTCTGTCTTGGTTTTAGGAGCTACTTTATGGAAAAATTGAATAACCTTATTAGTAGTTCCGTCGGATTCCGTTAACCCATTTAGCCATGCTTGAAAAATAGCCTCTTTACCTGGTTTAATTTCACCTGTGGCATTGTCAGTAAAATCTCCTTTTGATGCATCATAATAATTCTTTATGGCAGTAATTTCTAGTCCTGTTATTTTGCCTGAACCTCCCTTGCCTTTATTAGCTGCCCTAGCTTTTGCAATTTGCAGTTTCTTATCATCAAGCTCTTTCTTGTATTTAATCTGAGCATTCTTTATATTAAGCTCATAGATACTCATACCCTCTTTCTCGTCTATATCCTTTCTAGTTTCTCCAGCTATTTTGTATGCAAGCAACTCGTCTGCTGTAACTGATTCAGGAGCCTTACCAAACGCTGTTGCTGCTTTCTGAAGTATCTGTTTTGCCACATCTCCATTAACTCCACCTTGAGCTATGGTTGCATTAATATCGCTCATTGTCTTCTTTTTATAAGACTCTGGCTGAAGGCTAGCTTGAACTAAAGCCTTTTGATAGTCCGGTTTATACTCATACACAGGGTATTTCACTTCATCTCCATTAGCTAATTTCCTAACCTCATAACTAACAGGAGTTCCCGTTTTTATGAAATTCTGATTCTTATCTATTGAAACAGAAGGAAGCTGGAACGCATTTATAGATTTAGCAAGACCTTGATTATACTTGTTATTATTAAGAGATACGGAATTCACCACGTCTCCCCATGTATCTTCAGTACCATAATTAGTTGTTATATCATCTAGGTTACCTGTCTTGAATAATGTAAATTTCTTATTATACTCATCATCGTCTATCACAATCTCTCCATTTATTTCTTTTTTCTTCATGACAGCTAAGTCTGCAAGAACAGTCTTTGCTGAAGAAGACCTCCTGTAGATATCACCCATATCAACAGTCGCTTTCTGCATCTTTTCTCTATTAGCGTTTGCCTCATCTACATTGCCTCTTCTAGTAGCTTTATTAAATTTATTTGCAGCATCTCTATATTCACCAAATGAAGCCTTTAACAAGTTAGCATCTATATCCCTGATATTCTTTATATTGTAGTATTTGGTAAAATCATTAACCTCCTGCTCTACAAGCTTGTTATCATATATCTCCTGCTTCTTTTGCTCCTCTAACTCTTTAAGGTACCTATCATAAGCTCCTGTTAAATCGAGTTGTTGTAAATTAAACTTAAATGCTGCCATTGTTTTGGTTTATGGGTTTTTCTTAAATAATCCTGCAAATGGATTTTTCTCAATTTTTGCTGCAGATGATGCCGCCACACCTAATCCTTGACTAGCTAACCCTTGCATTTGATTATATCTCTGATTCAAGAAAGATAGTTTTTCTTGATATGCTTCTTGTCTATCTTTTTGTATTGCCATTTGGTTCTGAGCCATCATGCCTCTAGCCTGTTGTGCCGCAGCTTGATTTCTTAATCTAGCATTTTCATCCTGAACAGCTAATTGATTAGCTGCTTCTTGTTGAGTTCTAATAAGATTACTTGCTCCTGACATAATACCACCTCTACCTGCCCTAGTTAAAGCAGAAATTCCGGTAGACATGCCCTGTGCGGCAGTTGTTTGAGCTAGATTTTTTGCGGCATCAGATAGCCCCATTCTTTCTCTATCTTCTGCTGTTGATACTAGTTTAGATAGTGCAGCTGGAGTAGACAGGCCTGGTCTATTAGCCATCTCTCTTTCTAATCCTTTTCTTACTTTCCCTGCTGATATGCCACCATAAATTGCGGTTCCTAAGCCTATCGCTGTTCCTATTGCTGGTCCTATTGCCATGATTATCTATTTTGTATTAACAAGTTTACTTCTACTAAATGCAAATTTACTTTATTTTGCGGTGATTTCGCTGATAGTTTTACCTTAATCCAATCACCCTTCAATACATCTCCATTAATTAACCCTCCTGGGCTATTCGAGTCCCTTAGCATTGTTGCGTGCTTCTTATCTTCTACATTGCTAAAGTCAGCCTCTATCAAGTTACTATCTTGTCCTATAGACGTATTGGAAACTACTTCCCAAACTCCATCTCCAAGGTAGGTTAATGCATTAAATCTCTTTTTAGCATCTCTTGAAGAGTTGAATACGCATTGTATATAACAAGCGCCTGCAACTCCATAGAACCTAGCTCTTGAGCCTGCTGTAGCAACATCGTGTATATATGCCTTGCCTGATTTCATGCTATAGAATCCTCCATTAGAGAAAACCATTGCTTCTGGATAGTAGCTATAGAAACTAACAAATGAGTTTGTTTGCTCGTTGAAAGCAAGTGTATATGTGTCTGTAATAGCTAAATCCGGCTCTATATTAGCAACGGACTGAAGGTGTACTACATAGTTATTATTTAACTTATCGTACGCTCCAAATATCACATCCTTATATCCGAACTTATAGTATTTAGATAACTTACTAACAGCCCAATCGTCTAGTTTGTATGTCTTACTTAATGCGGTAATACCATCTAAGCTAACTCTTACTATAGCTCCATTTACAGTATCTACAAAGTAGTCAACGAAAGAAGATGACGCTAATGAGCATGGCTGATTACCTATCCCGTAATTGCCGGAGTAATACTGAATTTTGTTCAATATCCTGTCGCTTTGAGCTATAAGACTAGAACCTGATGTGTCCTGAATTAAGGATTGAAAGATAGGAACTGTTCCTGTATTTCTTTGCTGGAATACTCTAAGAGACTTATCTCTAGATTTGAATCTTTCAATATCTCCATGCTGAAGGTCATACTCGTCTTGGTTGCTATCGTAGAATCTATTCGTATCATTTATCGAACTTCCTGCTAAGTAGTTTTGGCTATATCTAACAAGATTGCCATAGTATCCTCTTTTTGCGGTTCTATCAAAAAGAAACGGTCTACCATTTCCACTGAAGTATAGCCTACTAGAATCTGATACTAGTTCCTCGGTAACATGTATTTTTTCTACATTTCTATAAACCTCAATATTGAATTCAGAGAATAAAACAACAGATTGAGAAAAAGTAGTACCCTCTGCCATCAATGAAATTTTGTCTGTTTGTCTAACAGATATCACCTTATCAAATTGAACTTCAACAGGAGCTCCTGGGCTTCCTGAAGCAACAGGGGCATTTGATATATCCACAACTCCTGTCAGGTCTGTTGTAGTAACAGTAAGGGGAGCTAGTGAAGGAACTTTTTTAAGAACAAGTTTCATGTATGAAGTTTTAGTTCCGTAAGCCCTAAATGTTCCTGTAATCCTTATCTTAAGTTCTTCCGTTGTTGATTTATTAAAAAAGAAGAATCCTGCATCGTTTGCGTATAATGGATAATCCCCTAATCCATATCCATTAGATAATTGCTCTGTTTGAGAACTTACTCTAAATGATGTATTGTCTTGGCTAGGCATACTCATCTTCATTGTGGAGTATTTATCTCCAGCACTTACATTATGACTATATGAAGTTAATGAGCCCTCGTATTTACCTAGTACAATAGGTATATTATTCCTGTATTTAGTATAACAATCTCCTGTATGGAATCTTACTAATGCAGGATGCGTCAAGTTTGTTGACTGATTTCCATTATTATCATCAGATGCCTGACCATTACCAATATGATATCTTGTTGCAAGTCCTGCATCTCCTATTCCTAAACTAGGCCCAAATTCATAAAAGAATGTTTTATCACTTGAAGACCTTTTCTTTTGTCTATAGATTACAATCAAGTAGTTACCAAAAAACATGCTACCATCAACTTTGAATTGAGCTGATATATCACTAGATAGGTCAGAGTATCTTAATTTTAAATATTTACCATCTCTAGCTTTTCCACCTATTTTAGGATTAATTTCTGTTCCTATTATTTCGTAATCGTATGTTCCGGAAGGATACGTAATCTTAAGGTCATTAAATGTACCTGTTTGATATCTTGATACGAACTTAACTCTATCTCCTTCTACAAAGTCGTAGTTAATTCCGCTTTCTGAATTAAGTATCTCGTTATATACACCCATGTTCTGTATTCCAACATAGGTTACTAACGCATCTGCTGAAATAGCAGAGTCTGACGAACCTGTCGCTACGTCATTGGTAACCCAAGTTATCTGCTTATCTATGGTTTTATTATCACTCCTTACAACAGAATATTTTACAGCCCATGATGGCGGTCTGCTAGTTATTGATAGTTTTATATAATTTACTATGTAGTCGTACATAAGTGGAGGAAACGATGCATATTCGCTAGTGCTCTTATCAAATGCTTGAATAGGATACACTGCTCCATTTGTTTTCCCCTTTACATCAAAGTAAACTAAGCCGAAAGAGTAGAATGAGTTTTTAGCTAATTCACTATAAACATTAAATGAGTCAGATAGTATGTTCTGATTATTTGCTCTAAATGAAGAGCTTAATAATTTAACACCTGATTTAGATATAGTAATCGAGTGATTTGATATTGCTGAAACCGTAAATCCTAATCCTGTAGCAGCGGTTCCTATGCCTGCTAGTATTGTGTCCACTGTTTGTGATGTTGCATCATACGTGATATTAACGGGAGCTCCTAAAGAGTCAACCATATTTATTATATATGTATGACCTGTTGCATTAACAGAATCTAAAATAGATGTAGTGTTATTTACGTCTAACGTTCCTGTTCCGGCAATAGTTAGGACTATACTTCCTGCAGTATTAGAACTATCTTCTCCTCTTGAAGAAGCTACAAATAAAAGACCATTTGGCTGAGTTAAGTAGTTATTTAATTCAGATGATAATGAACCTGTTACAGTTGGGTTATCATATCCTTCCTTAATACCGCCATATATAATTACATTACCATTCAATAACTCTTGAGTATTAGCTTCATCTGGAACCTTATCAAATATTAAGTCTATTTCTCTTTGGTCTAAAAACTCATAAACGCCATTATTGTAGAAGTTGTATTTATAAACAGAATTATCTGATAATGATAATATCGCTTTATCTATAGAGTCAACTAAGAAATAATCAGAAGTAACTTCTCCCTTTGTTTCCTTTGCTGCGATTTCTATCTTCTTTACGTTGCTTCCGCCAGTTGACATAAATAATGCAATTCTTGAATTATTCTTTGTTCCCTGTTGTTTTAGGTAGTCAAAAGGAAGTGGAGTTATACTAGCCTGAGACCATGTACTTCTCTCGTTATCATCATATACGAATCTATATCTAAATTGGAATAATGAGTCTCTTACGTTATTTGCAGTAACAGCATTATCGTGCTCATAGGTGCATTTAATAGGAGACATTGGTGGATTAACATGAACATCAATATATGTTCTATTTATTTCAGATGCAGAGTATTCATTAGCTATGAATCTAGACATCTTCATTTTCGTAGGTCTTCCTAGACTATCTACAAATAATAAAATATCATCAGCCTCTGTTTCTCCGTAAAGAATATTTACAGAGTGTATCTTATTAGCTGTGTTAAAATTTAATATATTTGGGTAAGATGCAGTTCCTGCTTGATATATTCTAGTTGCTGCCGCAGAGTCTAATGTAGACATTTTGTATATCCCATCAAATCCTAAAGAGTTGGCGTTGAATATAATCAACTTACCTCTTAATTCATCATTATAAGCACATATACATACGTTGGTTCCTGTGCTAGGGAGTAGTAACGACAAGCTACCTAACTCTCTGTTGCCAAGTATATTTTCAGCTATTCCATTTCTGAAGGTTATATTCATGGCATCTATGTGATGACCAGACTGTATAATATCTTCTGAATCTTGTAGATTTAGTATACCCTGAAACTGCTTTTTCTCTTGAGGCATTTATTATTTTTTTTATCCTTTAACAACCAATTTCTGTCCTGCTCTTATAGTGCTATTAGCCTCCCAAAGTCTTATTGGGTTAACTCTTTGTTTAGCTAATCTCTTCTGATTATAGTAGTTACTTTTTCTTAACTGCTTTTCTCCCATATTAACTTTTCTAGAAGAAGCAAGAAACTCTATGTCTTTCCATGCTAAAAATGCAATAGTAGCTTCTACTATCTGAATTGGTATTTTAAAATCAGTGTCATTAGAAGCATCTGATAGATACTCTAGTATGATATAATCGTAAGCAAAGTCGTTATCTAAATATATAAAACCTTGCTCCTCGTCTATATTGAATTCTCCTGCATCATTTAGCATAGAACCATTGCCGAACAAGTTAACATAACCTGCTCCACTGTAATAGTTTACATAACTCCAGAATCTGCTATCATAAGCATCACCTATTCCGTCATCTGTGTTATTGCTAGTTCTATCTGCGTCAGCTATCTTGTAAGCCGTTTTATTCGGATTTCTTTTCAAGGTGGCAACTTCGCCATCTGCATTCAGTACGCCTATTTTAGTGTATGCTAAATAATCGGCAGGTAAATCAACAGTCTTGTTTGGCTTAACTACTAACTTTTCTGTTTTAGGAGTATAGAACACATCCATTCCCAACTCATTAACACCTCTAATTCCTAGAGCCCAAAGTCTTCTAAACTCTGCACTAGTTAGATGAGCCTGGTCTATATAGTTATATATAACCTCTGCTAACGGAACCCATTGTGCTGTTGCTTTACTCATAATTTATTACGCTTTATCAACACCATCATTAGATAAGTCTTGAGGTGTTTGTTTTTTAATTCTTAATTGACCCATAATCCAATCTATAGATGAAGCAATGTAATCTTCTGGTATCTCATCTATTTTAGGGCTAACCATTCTTACAATAGGAGTTCTGCCTATTAAGTTAATGTAGCTCTTCATGTATAATCTTTTACCTTCAGGCCAGAAGAATATCTTACTTGGCGGTATAGGTAATTGGTCCATATAATCAAGTTCTTTAACAGATATTTGTATTGGAGCTTTAGCTAATCCTGAACTAACAGGAAAAGTCAATGTCGCTATATTATAACCTCTTTTTGACGCTAATGGCGCTTGAGGTAAATCAAAATAATAATATCCTGTATCGTTATCTTTAGCTATTGTAAAACCTTTGAATGTAGAATAGAATACATCTCCAATAGTTTCAATTCCATCTAACTCGATAGCTTCTCTATAGTTTATTGTAACAGCTCTACCTACCGCAGCATCTACATACAAATCAACTTCTTCTGATGTTAATTCTGCATCAGAACTAGGAATACCATTGTAGTAATTCCTTCTTACTAATTCTATAAATTGACTTCTATTCATTCGTTATTCTCCTTTGTCTTTAACTTGATTTGCAGCTTGTATAATTAATTGGTCATTAATACTTACGCCAATTAGACCAACAGCTCTCATTATTATCTTGTTTAAATCTGCGTCATTCCACTCCGACTGAGTACTAGTTCCAGCATCATAAACAGGCCTTCCGGCTACTGTTGTATATCCCCAAACAGGAGGATTTGGTAATCTAAGAAATGTTAGATTAGCTGTTGTTAATGTTGTAGGGTAGAATCTATAAGTAGAACCAACCTCATTAAAGCATGGCCTTGTTAAAGTTGGAGCATCTATTGAGCTATTTAATTTACTAGCAAGTTTTGCATGGTCTATTCTAGGTATATCAACATTACCGGTTGTTCTTAGTGCTATAGATTTAAACAAATTAGCAGGAACGTTAGCACTTCCTGAAGTTATGGTTAGGGTAGATGTCTGTATAAATGCAGCTAATGCCTCATTTACATTATTACCCATTCCTATACCTATTCTAGATATTGGTCTTCCTGGTTGAAAATCCTCAACACCACCTGCAAGCATATCAAAATAAGACCTTTCTGCCATAGGAAATATCCTATTAAAGTCCTCCGGAGATACGCCTGTTCCTTGATACTTATCTACTAGATAGGCTACAATTTTAAAGCAGTCATTTATATTCACGTGTCAAATTTGTACAAAGTTAAGCATATAAAAAGAAACCCCTCCAACTAAGAATAGTAGAGGGGTAAACCAAAAGCAAATGAAACAAAAACCTATTTTAAGATAACTCTTTCAATTTGTTATAGAACTCTGCTCCCTTTTCTGTAAGGGCAAATTCTGATAGGAATTTAGCTGCATCTGCTCCGTCAGGAATCTGGGCAATAAGGAGCTTTGTTTGTCTCCAATGTGCTTGACCCTTGATATGTGCAATAGTAATAAGGTTATTCTCCATAGCCTTAGTTACCATGTACTTAGCTTTTACTACAGGATTATTTACAGTCTTTAAGAATAAATCAGGGTTGTTCTGTGCTTTAGTCACATAATCAGACCTAATTGCACTTTCAGACCTTGACTCTCCTGTTTCATAACTAAACTTAACATTCAAGAATTTAGCGTGAGCTAACATCTCTTCTTCACTAGCGTTCATTGCAACTTTCATTGCTTCTAGCTTGTTTTCAGACTTCTTAAGTTGCTCTTCTTCCGCTTCCTCATAATTAATCATTGTGTAGGTTGCAGGAGCAAACTTGTCCATTTTGTTCTTCTTCTTGTCGTATTGGTCATTCTTTAATAAGAACTCTACCAATGTTGGCTTTGTAGAAGGAACTCTCAAGAATCCATCTTTAAACTGAATGTTAGGTCTTCTGTTTTGAATGCTTTCAGGTAAAGAATCCTGCTCATCTTGCCAGATAGTAGAAATACCCTCAAGGTATCTTGTAGCTCTTTCTCTACCTGTTTCCTCATCAAACACTACGCTTTTATTTCTAAGAGCAAATGTTGGGGGGAATGATAAGGTTCCGTCTTGATTTCTGAAATTTACTAACAACTGGAATACATACTCCGAAGGTTGTCTTTTTTTCTTAACCTCTTGTTTAACAACAGGCTGTTCTACTTCGATGATTTCACCATCTTCAGATAGAATACTTTTAGCTTTTGCCATTTTATTTCTTTTGTTTTAGCAAAGGTATGTATTTTGTACTATATACCTTGTTCTTGATATACCTTGAGCAGCCTATCAGGTAGAACAGAGTAGTCCTTCATAAAGGTCTTTGGCATACTAGCTATCAATACTTTATTTCTATACGGGCTGTTTTTTGGAGAAGTCCACCTCCTGATATTAAGTATGTAGTTGTAGAAATATATGTAAGCATTAGCTCCTTTAATATACTCGTCTATGTCTATAGGAAGATTGTACTTCTTTATCATTTTAACGGCCCTTTTTTCGGCATCAACCTCAAGGTCTCTACATATTGCTATATGCTTTTTAATGTCTCTAATTTGCTTCCCTTCTATCCATTCGTGCATTGCCGAATGAGAGTTCTTTCTTGAAGCTAAATCCCATATATCGCTATTTTCTGCCCACTGATGAAAGTGTGAGAATTCATGAGCTAATAAAGCTAGTCCTTTATCGTGCTTCATACTACATACTAACTCTCTATCTTCTCCGTCAAACCAACCTCCGCATTTGAATCCGCCTAGCTTTACGTACGATACATCTCTTATACTACACTTTACCCCATACAGCTTACAAGTAGCTATCACTTCTTCTATGAAATTTATACTATTCTTATCCTTAAACTTGCTTAACACTTTTCTCATAGCTACTATTTCAGCAAATTTATGAACAAAAAAAGGGCCCTAGAATTAACTAGAGCCCTTATATTTAACCTATTGATTAGTAATCAATTATGGCTTCACAACTACGAATTGGTTAGCTGCGAATGTACGAAGACCTGCAGAGCAAGCGTGGCTGATAACTAAGTTCAACTTATCAGAAGTTGGAACTTTAGCAAGACCACCAGTTTCCCATACTTTCAACTCTTTACCTGGCTCGATTTCGTTGTAAACAACTTGTAAGCTAGGGATGTTGTCGCCTGTACGAGCGTCTCTGTTAGACTTCATAGGAGCCAAGATACCGAAGTTCTTGTACTTCTCTGTAGCAGGAGCTACACCGTATACAGCCTCAGCGTTGAATCCTAAGAACTTCTTAAGGTGGTAAGTAATACCATCAATCTTGATGCTATCAAAACCATACTTAACAGCTACATCATTGCTACCACCTACTGCAGCCCACTGGATTGCACCATTTTGGTATTTAGCGAATAATGCATCGTCAATCTTGCTACGTAAGTAGCTATCCATCAAGAAGTGATACTCAGAAGCACCACCGTTGAAGTCTACTAAACGGCTGATTGCGTGGAAATCTTCGATATCGAATACGCTATCAGAATTCCACTGATGAGTTTGACCACGAGACTCGATAGTAGGGATAAGACCGCTAGTACCGTTATCGCCTGCACGGCTATTAGTTGCTTGAACACCGAAAAGTAAAGTAAACTCTTTGTTGTTTAAGAAACGATTAACCGCTTCTTTAGCACCTTTACGAGTATATTTCGCTTCGCCATCAAAGCTAACCCAAAGCTCTTGCATCATAGCCTTGTCAGTGATTTCGAAATCTTCACGAATCATAGTAGTCGTGTTAGTGTAACGATTCACTAATTCTGTTTGAGAATCAACTTTAGTTGAAGCCTCACCAGAAAGAGATGCGCCACGGCCTAATAACCAGCTACCTGAAGGTAAATTAGTTGCGTTAAGAACGTAAGTGCTTTGTAAAGGAACAACTGTCATAGTGTGAGCACCTGCAGTACCCTTATTAACAGCTACGCATTTTACTAAAATACCTGTTGCTGCGATTTCATAAACTTCACCTACACGGATTGGAGATTCTCCACCTGATGTGTTAGGGAAGTGAGAAGCTGCAGTAATGGTGATTGTAACACCTTCACCTGCTTCGATAGTAGTATCTGCATCAGAATAAGCTGCAGTTTCTGCCGGAGCACCTGTAGTCTGTACAGCGAAATGACGCTTACCACGACTTTCATAGTGACCGAATTCTGTAGCTTGTACTACTTGTTTGTTACCTAGCATTTCTAGGATTTGAGTGTAAGATTGAGCACCATAAGCCTCAATAAATTGGTCATAGTTCTGTGGTTTCAATAAAGACAATGCGGTTACGAACGCTTGCGATACTGCTCCACCTTGAGGAACTACTCCACCTGGTTGTTGTACTGGCATTTTAAATTATTTTATTTATTAAAAATTAAAGATTTTTTGAGACGCATTTCTCACTTCATCATTCGCTGCTGGGCTAGCTCCAATGCTAGGCTTAGACGATAAGTCTATTCCTTTTATTGATTTTAACCAATCTAACTTAGCTTTAGATACAGCCTGTGTTACAAGAGAGTTAATTATCTTATCTCTATTTTGCAAGAAGTATTTATCTTCTGCAATCTGTCTGGTATCATATTGGTCATCCTTGACGTATCTGTTACCGAAATAGTCAACAAGGTCAAAGTCGTTTAACTCCTGCTTTAATGCAGTCTTATCCTCATCAGGGATAGAGAATTTGGCGTCAATAGAGACTTCCTCGTCTTTGTACTTAACTTCAAATCCATTAAACTCGTTTAGCCCTTTATCAACTTGTGATAGGTACTTTTCTCTCTCAGCTTTCGCAGTCTGTTCTGACTTAGTTTGCTCAGATTGAATATATTGATTTACATACTCCTTTGGGTCCACTACCGAAGCAAACTCTTTTGCCTTCGATAGAATGTCAGGGAAGCTAATTTCTTTCTTATATGAAGAAAGTGTTTCTTTAGCAACTCTAGCATCTTTTTTAAGTTCTCTTTCTATTCGCTTAGTTTCCTTCTCTACTTTTTTATTGTAAGCAGAAAGCTCGTCTTCGCTCATATATTCCGTGTCCTCTTTAGGAACACCGTATCTAGATTCAAACTCTTCATGAATTTCTTCTGCAGTTAAATCCGGATACTGATATGCTAGAGACATCATCACTGCATCTGAATCATTCATTTCTGATAAACTAGATAACAGCTTCTGCTCATAAAGCATATCTGATACTGAACCGTAATCGCCATTTATAAGACTCTCATAAATGACTTTAGATTCTTCATTGTCCCATTCAAAATCAAAAGACTTAGTTTCAAAATCAACCGAACTTCCTGAATCGCCTTCTGTGCTCGTAGAGCCTTCTTGTCCATCAGAGGTCTGACCTTCTAATGATTGCCCTTCAGTTGATGCGGTTTGATTTCCTTCCCCTTCGCCTTGTGCTTGGTCTTGTGATGTGCCACTAGTGTCTTGAATACCTTCAGCATTATCTGTTATAGATTCTGCTGACATAGGCTCACTAGAATAGCCATCAATGTCAAAGATGTTTTTATCCATGTTACTTTTGTTTTAGCAAAGGTATAACTATTCAGCCATTCCTTCATTCATCTGCTCTTCTCCTTCCATCTCTTCTCCCATTTCACCTCCTTGCATCTCTCCTTCCATTCCTTGCTCTTGCATTTGTTGAGCTTGCATTTCCTGCATCTGCTGCATTTGTTGCTGCTGAATAGCTTGTTCTTTAGCTTGTTTTTTAGCCATATAAGAATCAACAATCATTCTTAATTCAGGACTCAATGTGCTTCCTGTTTCAAATGATTTTAGTAATATATTTTGAACGAACTCTTGCTCTGCCATTTCAGCTTTCATAGACATCTCTATCTGAATAAGGCTAGCCTTTGATTGAGATTGCATTTGCTGTAATTGAGCGTCAGATTGACCCTTAGCCTCAATAGACTTTTGTTGAGCTTCTGCGTTCATTTGAGAGTTTTGTTGAGCTATTTCCATCTGCTCTCTTTGTCTTCTTTTCTTAGACTTAGTTAGGTACATTTCAGCTAACTTAACATTCTCTATGTGTCTTATTTTAAATGCATCTTCAAATTCTATTTGTTGAGCAGATAAAGCGGTCTGAATCATAGCTTCTAAATACTGCTTATCTTTTTCATCAGGAAGAACTTGAATCTTAATATCAAACTTCTTATCCTTAACAGATTCTCCCATATACTCTCTGTACTGCTCTCCACCGTACATTGTAGCATCATAGATTAAAAGACTTGCTTTAAATGCTGTCTGATTAAATATAGATAAGTAACCTTCGTATATGAAATCCGTTGCGTTATTAGATACAGCTATTTGAGCTTGTGCCACACCTACGCCCATTCTTGGGTTTAATGAAGCTCCTTCTGCAACCTCGTTCAATCCTATCTCTGCTCTAAGCCTATCTAAATAGAAATTATAAGTAGCTTGTAATTGTTGTAATTGAGCAGCACCACCGCTATTTGGAAGTTCTTGGAATGGAAGACCATTTGACCTTTCTCCTTCCTCGTTCTTACTCTTATAGTATAATACACCTGTTTGGTCATATACCGCTTGAGCATCTAATGGGGTTGAACTCTTACCTTGACCTAAATCCATATCTGTTAAAGCATCTACATCAACAGCCACTCCTGGAGGCCTCATCTTAGCAACTAATTGCTGAATCTTCAAGTGAGCCAATGTCATCTGACGAATAGAAGTTTCCATTCTTTCAGGTATTGGCATATTCTCTAAATCAAGATTCTCATACATGTAAAGAGAATAACTGAAATAAGCGTCTGCCATTTCTTTAACAACAGAAGGCTTAATCATATTCTTTTGAATACCCCAATGTAACATCTTATCCATACCTAGTACATATACGCCATGGTATATAACGAACATATCCTTGGTAATCAATTCTTTATTCTCAGAAACCTTTGTAGGTCTTTTTTCTTTTCTTTCTACGATTAGGTTACCAAACTTATTGGTTTTAGCTTGATACATTAAAGAATCAATAGTTCTAATCTCAAAGTCGATAACTTCAACAGTCCAATCATCATAAGGTCTGTCTACTTCGTATCTATATCTTTCTTGCCAACCTAAAGAAGAGTTTCTATTCTTACCGCTTTTAGCTAGTTTGAATAATTCGTCTTCACTCATATTAGGATACTCGTTTCTGATTTCTACAATCTTTTTAGAAACAACCTCTCCTATGAAAGACAGGTCTCTAAAATCATCATATTCAGAAAATGAGTAAATCATATTCTCAGGAACAACTCTCTTAATCTTTACTTGACCATTAGGAGCAACATACGTTTTAGTACCTGCTATACCCACTTCAATTAAATCTTCAAGTAGCTTCCTTTTAATTACGGGCCATGTATTCTGATGTAGAACAAAGCTTACACCTTGCTCAAACATAATTTCTTCTGGAGTCTGATAGTCGGAGAAGAATAATTCTAACTCATCTTCATCTTCAGGGGTAAATCCTTTAGGCATTAATTCCATTTGGAACTGCTGCTCCATTTGAGCCACCTCGGCTCCCTGATTCATTCTGAACTCTGCATTATCTCTTTCTATCTTTTTTCTTTCTGTAGAAACAGGGTCTACGGCAGATGCTCTCACCTTCTCTTCTCTCTTCATGAATCCACCTATCATTACCTGAATGAACTTAGGAGCGATAGCCGGAGCCTTCATATCTAGGTTAACGAAAGCCTCTTTACCATCAATGTTTAGGTAGTCAAGGTATTCTTTCATTGGCTGACGGCCACGAGAGAAAGCTCTGTTCTTGATGAACTTTTTATTCCTTCTAGAGAAGAATCCCTCGTTAAATGCCTTTTCTAATATCTTTGCAACCTTGAGTCCTTCAGAGGCCTCACGCTTCAATGCGCCATTAGTCAAATGGAAGTTTAGAATCTTTTTATCGTCTAAGTTCATTAAAATGTATTTGTGCAAAGTTAAAGGTTTAGTTTATAAGATTTTATAGGCACTTTGCGAACCTTAATCTCTTCTTTTCTCATTTCTATAGAAACCCCTGCTAGTAAGGAAATCATAAAAGCAACAGTCTTATCGAAAGGCGTTCTATTCTCGTGGTCATAGTTCAATAATTCCTCTAGCAATTCCCTGTAAAATATCTTATGGCAATGAGTTTCAATGTAGTTGATACACGTCTCTAATTGCCTAGCCAAGGCAAACGGGTCCCTAGAAGCTACTCCGTATGTTACATTTCCTGTCCTCTTCTTGTTCCTGTCTATCGCAGCTTGTGGGGTTTTAGATAGATACTCAGAGTATCCTCTATCCCTGAAATAGTCAACATAGTCATCACCTACGTCATTCTCATAATTCGCTTTCATTCCCCATAGAACACATGCCTTTAACATTTCCTCATGTAGCATTGACTTTTGTCTCGGTCTACCATAGAATTCTGCAACAGCCATTCCGGTATTCTCTGGGTCATTTGGGTCTAATCTCTTAAATACATAAGCTGCTGCCATAGACCCCTTTCCTGATATTATCGTAGAACGATACGGGTCAATACCATTACAGAATATGTGCGTGTTTGCCGGAATCTTCCTGTCGTCTAGTTTCTTATTTTGAAGTTCCTTTTCAGGTATCTCGTAAACAGACCACATTCCTTCTTTATCATCTGACCAATCCACAACTCCTTCTGACTTCCAGTATAACCTTATTCTTCTTGGAATAACTCTATCCTGTTCTATTCTTTCTATTTGATTATATATCTTCTCGGAGTTAAAGTAGCATCTCTTTTGGTCAATCATGAATGCCTCTTCTTCTGTGAATGGATTCATTCTTATCTCTTCCGCTAATAATGTAGGGTCAGATATTAATGACCTTTGTCTCATTAAGAAATCTTTAGCTCCGCAATCTATATTCATGCCTAGCTTTTCCTTGATGTACTTTTTTTGCTCAGGTGTAGGATTTTCTATTATTGATTTGCCGTACCTATCTATAAAACCTTCGTACCCATCATAAGCAGGACAGAAGTATCTATAAAGACCCGTAGCCGTATATTCATTTTCAAAGTGATTAGATTCGTCAAATAATTTCTTATATGGCTCACCACCTGATTTAGAATCGTTGGCAGTAGATGGCATCAAACAGAAACCTACTCTAAACGCACCCTTCCCTAGGGTCTTCTTAACGATAGGCCAATACTGATTGATAGGAACCTCTGCAGGATACTTACCACCCTCATCTACTAGTAGAGCGGTTACCCTTCCAGAGTCATAAGAGTTAAGTGCGGTATTCTTCCAATTTATTTTTGATTCAATACCAATGTCATCATCAAACATTTGACCCTTCTCTCTTACTTTTATCTTTCTGCTTTTCTTTTCCCTAAATACAAGTTCGGTCTTTGTGTCTTCATCTTCTGCTCTTGGTTTAAGATAAACAGGAAGGCTCCTGTATCCGTTCATTACCATGTAGATAAATGCGTCGCTCGCATCTTTACCTGTTTTAGAAACTATACCACAAAATGATTTCTTCTTGGTAATTGATTTCCATACAAGATAACATGTAGCCTGTGATGTGGCACCCTCTCTACGCTTCTTTATTCTGACAATGCCAAAGCAGTGATTTAATGTTTCGCAGTGGTCTTGATAGTAAAACCATCTTCTATCTACCTCTCTATAATCCGGCTTACTTCCATCTTCTAGTGTCCAATAGTTTAAGTAGAAATAATGAAGTCCTGTTATGTATGTTGGCTCACCGTAATTAAAAAACCAATAACCCTCATTTATTCTTTTGATTTCCTTTACAATAAACCCCTCTTGTTGTTCGTTATATATGGCGTTACCATTATCATCAAATTCTACATCTCTTAAATAGTCGGGTAGTTGTGTTAGCCTGAAGTATTGGTCCTCTTTATCCAATTCGCTGTTACCTATTTCTATTAGTTTAGGCTTTTCAGGTAGTTCGTATTTTATGCCATATATCTCTTCTATCATACGTTCTTTTTCATATACTTAATAAAAGAGTTTGCTGTCTTTGTACCAAGAGGTGTTATAAAGTATGTTTTAGCGTTCTCTATATTCTTATGTTTTCCGATGTAATTATTCTCCATAGCGTATCTGATAAATATAAAATAAGAATTGCTATTAGCTATTCCGTCTTTCATATAATCTGAATAACAGAATCTCTCATAGCAAGATGCCCATATTAATATTCCCATGTTATATATGCTTACACCCGTTGCTTTCTCTAAGTTACGAGTAAACAGCATATACCTAGAAATAGTCTTTGCGTCATGCGTAACATTAATAGGAGCGAATTTCTTTATCCTAGCCTCCTTCCTGTATCCTGCACTCCTTTCCACTAACCTCTTTTGGTCTAGTTTCAATAGACTTAACTTTTTAGAAAGTTCAGAAGATTTAGCTTTAAAGTGCTCTAATCTATTGAGCAAATCTTTCGATGATGGATTTGCTTTTTTTGATGTCTTCTTCTTTGTTTCCTGTAAGTCCATTATCTATTCTTAGTTTTTTTAGAACATCGTTAATGTCACCTATTGAGCTAAACAGCTTCATGATTCTTTCCCATGTTCCATCATCTTTGTTATCTAGGTTTATTTGAGATAAGTCAGTTACGTCTAATAGCTTATTAATCTCCATTAGCTTCTTTTGAAGCTGATAGTAAGAACCAATGATGTGGTCTTTTTCTATAATCTCTATTATCTCTTTTAAACTATCCTTATCACTTTTCATAGATTGCATACTTTGTTTTATCAAAATTCTCTATTGCTACAACATCTCTAACCTTTACTCTTATTAGATACTCTAATCTTCCGTTATTGTTATACGGAAGTTCATAATCAGACATTGTATAACAGACGGCTATATCTCCTTCTTTGATATCTTCGTTAACACCTATCTCTTTAACCAGGAACTTATTATGAATATGTTTTTTCTCGGTATGTTCGGTATAGATAACAGATTTTTCTTTTACCTCTTCTAGCCTGTCTACTAAGAAGTATCCATCAAAAGGATGTGGCACTCCGTCTATTACATATGCGTATACTTGAGCCGCATCAATAGAGTATATATCATACTTCCCGTATTTAACAGGAAGGCAAGTTTCTTTGATACAAGCGTTGTGATTTATGACAATCATAGTTCCGCTCTTTACATTCTCATAATCATGCATAATGATTCCGAATGTGTTTTGAGACATCTTACCATCCCAGTCAAACTGACGTTCAACTTGAATAGATGTTCCATCTGCTAGTTTATGTTCCTTCTTCTCATCGTAGTTGACACCTACGAGTACCTTACCCCTCAGTGGTTTCAGGCTCTGTAGAGTAATCTTCTTTGAGTCCATATTGCATGTTTAATTGGTTAAAATATTTCTTTGCTGCTGATTTTGATACTTTGGCGTGCTTTCTGAATATGGCAATAGTTTGCTCTCTCCAATCCTCGAACTGCTCTTTGGATTTGAATGTATAATAATGAAACCAATGCTTACCTTCTATTATTGGATTTTGTGAGATATGTAACATGCTGATACCGTATGGCTTAAGCATATACTCTATAGAGGCAATAACAGCCTCGTTTAATTTATCTTGCTTCATACTTTGATTTATAGCAAAGATATGAATATATTTACTTGAAACGCTCTCCTTTACCAGAAGTTTTGCCGTCTCTATAAACTTTAGAGCCTTTAGACCATAGGTCATGGAATGCCCACCAACCTGCTGTTAACTTTGATGAGTTAGCTTCTTTAGCGTGGCGCTTTCTATATTGTTGTCTAGCTTCGTCTGAATAGTTTGAAGAATATCCTTTAGCACCATATCTAACAAGTTTAACCTTGTCACCTTCTTTAGCTAGTACCATTCTCTTATGTGTACTATCGTCAGATGGCTTGGGTTTGTTGAATTCAGTGAATCCGTACCTCTTCTTTAGTTTAGTTAGTCTATCTAGGTTTATCATCTTCCTTGTCCCCTATATTGCTTTGGCTTAGGTGAATGTTTATTATAGGATTTCTTTGCAGAACCTCCCTTTCTCTTACCAAAATTCGTTTTTACGCTATCGCCTTTTACCTTCGCCATTTGTTAAAGTTTGTTAAAGTTTATTAAAATTACTATTTATTTCAAATTCATTCTTTAATATTGTTCTATAAGCTATTTATAAAACTAAAAACTATTTACAATGTCACAAGAAATCGTAGGATTCCTTCCTTTCCAACAAGAAACAGTAGATGAACTATTCTGGATATGTGTTGATATAATGAATTATATCGGAGAACTAACAGGACTAACTTATAATGAAATAAATGTCCTAGTATTCTGCTTCATATGGCCAGCTCATACACTGTACTTATTTTTTCTTTCCTACAGAGCTAGGAGAACCCTTCTTAATCAATCCGGAAAAACTACCAGTAGAACCAGAGCTCTTTTTCCCTTCCTCTACAGGTTGTTCAACGCCTTGAGATTCAGATTTTAGTTTGTTGAAAATATCTTCAAACTCTTTACCAATAGGCTTTCCTGTTTTTCTATCAAAGTATATTCTTCCATATACTCTTGGAGCACTTGTGATTCCCATTTTCTCCGGAACACCTGTAACTACCTTGTCGATTCCTTTAGTAATAATATCAGGAACCCAACTTGGCATTGCAGATGAAGCTCCTGCTAAAGGATTTATATCCCATTTATCATAATAACTTATGTAAGGACCCTTTTCGTCTTCTCCTACACTAACAGTACCTTCTCCTAAAGAACGTATAGTACCCATGTATCCAACTCTTTTACCTGAGTCATCTTTAACTTCCGTGAAAATACCTGATTTTGCAATCCCTAGTGCATTTTCTAAATCTTGCTTTGTTTTTACTGGCTGATTAAACTTACCTTCCATTATACCGTTTCGCATTATGTTTGAAAATAATTCCTTTTCAACACCTGGGAGCTTATAGTATTGTATCCCCTCTTCTGCGCCTATAGTTGGCTTGTATTCTGATTTAAAAACAGTTCCATATTTCTGAGGCTTACCTGCCCACATATTAACTAGGTCTACTCTTTCTTTAGCTTCCCCTGCAATACTATTGACAAATGGGTCGGTAGAACCTTCGCTATTTTTTATAAGCTCATCTGTAGCCATTCTATACGGACTCACTTCGTTTAATATACCTGCCTTAGTAAACTTTTTTGCTGACCTTATAGTATTCTCTATGTCTTGCATAGTTTGACTCTTAGCTGTAGACCTTCCGTCAGTATATCCCCTTGGCTCTATATTACTAGCTATATTGCTTGTAATCTGCTTTCCCATTTTTTTAATGGTAGTATAAAGGCCGCCTGGCGAAGGTACGAATGCTCCACCTTCAAAAAGCTGTCTTAATAACGATGGTCTAGGACTTGGTTTAGGGTTAGTGTCTGCCATTTACTAGCTTTTAAATCTGTTAATTAAAGCTTTCATCATAGAGTTTTCAGAGTTACCTTCTTTTATTGACTTTTTTATCGCTTCTTTCATAGGTGCAGATTTTAGAGCTGCTCCTTTCTTTTTAAGAATCTCAGTTACTCTATTAATGTTTACGCTAGGAGTTTTAGCTTTTTCTGCTGCTTCTCTTTTTTTAGCTCTATTCAGTACGGTATCTCTTTCCTTCTGCATAGCTTCTTCAAACTTGCTAGCCATACTAGCCTTACCTGTTTCGCCAACTTTTCTGTTGTTAGGTCTTTTTTCTTTTTCTTGCATGTTATCTTTTTTTACCTTTATGTAATCCGTGATTCGCGAATTGCTTACCTGCTTTAGTTGCTGCTCTTTTTGTAGCATTGGCTGCTGCAAGTTTCCTTCTACCTTCATCAGTACTCTTCAACTTTGATATTGTCTTTGCCGGAGCATAGACCTCTCCTGTTTTGCTAGATGGCTTTCCTGACGCTGTAGTCCATTTCTGATTAGTCCACCTATCTAAACTTTGTTGCGTTTCCTTCTTTGCCATACTATTTATATCCTCCTCCCTTAGCTTTATACTCCTTTGCTAACATTTGAGCTTTTCTTGCAGACCACTCTCCAGCGTTACCGCCTTTAGTACCTGCTTTGATTTTCTCAAACAAGCCTTTTCTCATAGTTGGCTTAGTATAGTTGCCGGCTTTGTTTACAGTACTTTTCATTTTTACTTTATTCTGTATGCAAAGATATGCTTTAAATCATTTTGTGATTTTCCACTAGCTTGAGTCTACTTCCATTAAACATGATATCAGGATTCAACCAATACTCTAAACTTGAACCCATCTTCCTAGCAACCACATTAGCCTCAATAAGACCATTAATAGCAAGTCTGAATGTTGGCTCAGACATATTACCTAAAACAGCCGTAATATCATCTTTATTGAGAAATACATAGTCTCTCATGGGTCGTACTCTAGAGCATATGTAAAAGAAGATTCTCATGCTTTGGTATGGAAGATTCATCAAGACGTCTGATTTGTCCTGAAACAGTTTTATATATATCTTTGAATCGTGAAGCACCTTTTTATTTTTAGGAAGCTTCTTCATAGAGTAGAGTTCTCCTGTGTTAGGGTCAATCGTTATTGTCTCACTATCTGAGGTCATATACTCTTTCAACTCTATGCCTGTAGGCTTAAATGGATTTTGTAGGTATTCTTTCTGTTTCATATCTACAAACGTAAATTCTTTCTTTTAAAGAAAAAAATTTTTCTATACTAGTGTTAATAATCAATGAGTTATAACATTTCCTTCTTAATGTATATTAATAGTTACTTTTCTAATAAATAGAGACTTAAAACAGTACCTAATTTAAGCTCTAAAATGACCTCAAAAAGATATAGGTTTCTAGTATGACCCTATTTAACTGTTTCATTTCATTGCGGAGTATTGCTAAATAGCAAACATTGTACGTATTCTTGTACATAATTGGTAGTATCACTTCCGAATTTGGACCTGTTTTGTTACGTATTTTGGCAAATTTTGTTACAGATTTCGTAAAATAGAGTACCCCCTAAAATGTAAAATATGGGCGATTTTGGTTGTTGAAAAAATGTGAAATGTATGACCGAGTGGGGTTAACTTTTTACACCGGCCCAGGCTATCCCCTCGGGTAATTGCGTTTCGCTACCCGTGTACCCTACACATACGAATTTTTTGTAATTTGATGGCGTTTCTTTATATATGGTAATTTTATTTCATACGAAATTAGCCAGTTTTTTTAGTATGGCTGCTAAATTTTTTAGTACTAACAATTTTGGGTAAACTTTACTAATTTTTTTAGCATTTCAACTGGTAAATTGTTGGCTGCGTTACCGCGTCTAACCCCTACACATATACCCCAATTTCATACCCTTATACTTACCACTTTATACCCCTATTTTTTGCAGCTACTTTATACCCTTATATTGTTACTTTATTCGCTCCATTTTATACCCTTATTTCATCATTATATTACTACCTTATTTTTTTACTTTGCCATGCAATTTTTACCTTCTATTAAAATATTTTTACCGCTCATCATGTCTTTTTTACCGCTCATCATAATAACCTTGACTTATATTTATTGCCCGACGTACATTGCGCCCCTATTCATTCACCGCTCAAAAATTTTAACGAGCACAAAAATTATGTTTTATGACAAAAGTAAATTTCACAATCGATGCAGCACCATTTGTTAATCTTAAAGGTGCAAATTTTTCAGGCTTAACTAGACACGCAGAAATTTCAGTAAACGATGCGGACACATGGGGCAAAGGGCTCACTCCTTTATTTAGCCAATTAGTTGGTAGTATGTTTAAGGGTATCGCAAAGGGTCAACCTATTGAGTGGGCTATGAGCGTTACAAACGAATCGGGGTCGGTACTTGTTGAAGGTAGCGAAATAATGAAAAGCGATTCAGTAAGCACGGCAAAAGCTATCTTTAAAGCTATTCGGGTACAATTTGCGCCCGAAGTTGAAGGGTTAGATATGCAAAATTTACCTAAGATTAGTGCTATAAAACAAGCATATAAAGACGCTGCAAATAAGCGTCTAACCTTTGCCGAATTATGTAACAATTAAGGCGTTTTTTCGGGGTATATTAAGCGGTTGCAAATAGACCGCTGCAAATATCGGATATTTATATACCCCCCAATAGTTTATGCAATTTCGCTCTAAAAATTGCCGTATGTTTATAGCCGCTGCACATAGATAGCATAAGCCTATAAATTTTATTGAATCTTTGAAATTATTGTCCCTTTACTTTGCAATTTAGCAAAGTGAATCCAATTAGGATAAACACTAATTAACCGAAATACTTTTTTAGGTATTTCATTAGTGCCTGAATCATTACGCTACATATACATATATGTAGGGGAGTTCGTAATTGTATATAAGTCAAGCATCGGCTACATTAGGAGTGTAGACGCGTGAAGGTATACGAGTCGAAGGTCAATATTGATAGCAAAATATATGAGTCGACTATAAACAAACATAAACATATATTAGAAGGGGCAAAGATTAATTTCTTTGCTCCTTTCTTTTTATAGCCATGCCGGTAAAGCCGTGATATTCAATTATAGTATGGCGCTATTTTATTTAATCATTAAAATTAAACACATGAAGGAAAGTCAATCTTACTTATTAGTATCTGTTGCATTGGCAATAGTTACTACATTTATTATCCTATTATTATTTGCAACATTGGAGGTCGGAGCAGTTAGCTTTGGAGTAATTACAATGGCATCTATATTAGGCTACTTATCAAGTGCGCTTTATTATTACAGCTATAAAGATGTAAGGAAAAATAAACTTAAAAGATTCTAAAATGTAAGCACATGATATTTAGAAGGGTTGGAGCCGGCAACTATACAACAATAGTATCCGGCTTTTTTATTTCTGTAAGTAGCCATAGAACTCATAGGGGTACTATATGGGAATACAAAATAGACGGTCAGCCAGGAGATAAGGCATACTTTACTAAAAAGCTATGTGTCAAGCGGTTAAAAGAAGAATTAAATTTTATCATCAATAACAATTAAGCTATGTCAAATCTATTGCACATCGTACACGATACGCTGTTTACTTTATTTATTGGGTTAGGTCTGTTCATTGTAGGCGCTGCGGTAAAATCTTTATTCACTAAAAAGAAAGTAACATGCTAGTAGTAATACCCATCATGTCAGTAGTGTTTGCCATACTGATAGTAAGAGACGCAAGAAAAAGCGAAACGGGATACACGGATAAATTTCTAAACCTCTAAATAAAAAGCTATGAAAAAAGTATTAGCATACGAAGTAACCTTTAATGAAGATTATGGAAGTTACGATAAACTAAAATATGCAATAATAGAAGTGCATATAAAAGATGAGGATGAATATAAGTTTGATTTAGATTATTACGAAGACGATTGCAAGTACCTGAGAAGTTTTGAGGAGGCTAAGGAGTTTGTAGTAAATGAGCTTAATGAAGAGATAGATAGATACAAGAAAGGATTGGAACTCGCTAACGGAATTAATAAAGAAGACATGGTAGACGGAAGATTGTATTCAAGTAAATTAAAATCTAAAACCTCTAAATAAAAAGCTATGATAAATGCAAAGGAAGAGTTATTGGAAGTGCTAAACGATGTTAAGAAGAAACATAATGCAGAAGTATTATGTGCTAGTATTTACTTTGGTAGTGCTGCCAGTGTAAGCCTTGGAGAAGAACGCTTTGAATTAAAACAGGGTTATATAGATGAAGAGTTTGATTTCTTCTTATCCAAGCTTGATTTTGAATATCAAAATGGATACGGTATTCAGGGTTTGTTTGGTGTAGTGTGGCTAACAAATGGAGTTTGGTTAGATAGAAGAGAGTATGACGGTGCGGAGTGGTGGGAGGATTACAAATATCCTGAACTTCCTACCGATGTAACAATAAATTAATCACTTAAATTTCTAAACCTATAAATCAAATGTTATGAAGACTTATGTAGAATGGTTCAATGAACTACCTGAGCCGTATAGGACTCAGGCCCTGGAAAATGTAAGTAGTGGTAGATGCTCTCATTCTAATATATATGAAGAGAGCGATACATTCATATCAATGGCCCAAGCTATTACTATGACTATGCGTTGGAGTCATACCCCACAAGGTCACGAGTATTGGAATGAACTGTATGATAAGTATACGGAAGAGCATAGGCACGCTCAACGTATTCAAGAGATTATCGAAGAGCAGAAGGAAGAGGATAAGCGTGCTAGGGTTCGTGAGTTGTATAGGATTAGAGAGAAGAGGCTCGTTACATTCAGCGAATCAACACGCTTTATGTTAAGGGAGTTGGAGAATCATAGTATAGTAGCCAGCTTAATGCTTAACTATTCTGACAAGAATTTATTTTGCGACTATGTAACTATGCGTGGAGAGATGTTTTCTTATCTGCCAAAGGGTAAGCCGCACGTTGTTAATGATAGCGGCAGATGGGCACGTGAAGGTAGACAAGAGATGAAGCCAGGCAAGATAGCTAGAAAAATACTACATGAAGATGATGAGATAAGAGATGAGTTGTATCATAAGATTACGCTGACAGATAAGGACTTCGAGCAGTTCGGTAATATGGTAAGGTCATACATAGGTATCAATGGCGATGAAGACGGAGAAGGTAGAACGCTATCCATAGAGGTATTGTCAGGCGAAGACATACGCAAGGGGTATCATGAGAATAATTACAGCGAACTTGCAGATAGCGGCAGTAACTTATGGGGCTCGTGTATGCGGTATGGCTCGTGTCAGGATTACTTTGACATATATGTAGAAAACAATATCAAGATGTTAGTAGCCAAAGATACGTTTGGTAAGATTGTAGGCAGGGCTTTGTTATGGGAGTGTACTAATGGTAGGAAGGCAATGGATACTATCTATTCTCCTGACAGAGTTAGGCAAGTGTTTGTCAAGTGGGCTATTGATAATGATTACTATTACAAGTCCCAGCAGTCATGCCATCATCACGAGTTCGATATGTATGCCGGTGGTAGTTGTAGCGATTGGGAGGCTGTTGTAAAGTTACACGATGCTGACTTCTCGGAGTATCCGTACATGGACACGATGATGTACCTTAATCAAAACAACAAGTTATTATCTAATAGAGATTATGACTATACCCATACATTAAGATGTACTGACGGAGGTTATGAAGAGAATGGCGTGTACGATGAATTAGACGACCGTACTATTTGTGAAGAGGATTCGGTTTATTTATCCTATTGCACTGATGAAGTAAGTTGGAGTGGCACTACGCATATAGACAACACGGTAATGTCAGCAGACGGATATAGGATATTAGAGAGAGATGCTATTAATGTAGGCTTCGACTATTATGCAGAAGGTTCGGATAGTATTGTGTATGTTGATTCGAGAGGAGAGTATTTCAGGGTAGATGATACAGAAGAAACATATGACGGAGATACTATTCACGAAGATGATGCAGAAGAGTGTGCTCATACTGGCCGCACGTATCACAGAGAGAGCATGACAGAGGTTGAGGTATATGTTTGGGTACACAATGATTTCGTTGAAGAATATTTAGAACAATTAAAAGAAGAAGAAAATGTTTAACAAGCAACTACTAATAGACATACTATCCGTTCAGTCAGAAACTTACAACTCTGTTGACATGGAGAACTTCATCATGGATAGACTTGATGAAATGAATATAGATTACGTTATGGATAACGGAAATATCTATGCATCAAAAGGTGTGGCAGATTCATACCCATGCATAGTTTCTCACATGGATACAGTGCACAAGATTATACCGCAAGATAGGTTCAAGATTATGCACGATGACTATTGTGCAATGGGTTTCGATAGAGGGCTTAATATGCCTAGTGGTTGCGGTGGCGATGATAAGGTAGGTATATTCGTGTGCCTTACTATGCTCAAACACCTGGACAATGTAAAGGTTGTATTCTTTCGTGATGAGGAGGTGGGTTGCGTTGGTAGTAGTGATGCCATGCTAGAATTCTTCGATGATGTTAGATTTATATTGCAGTGTGATAGGAAGGGTAACAAAGATTTTGTCAATAACATCTTTGGCTTGGACTTGCAGAGTTCCGACTTCTCTAATGATGTGCTCACTATCATCAAGCGTTATGGCTATGAGTTTTCCGATGGCGGCATGACAGATGTTTACCAACTTGCTCTCGATGGCGTTGGTGTATCGGTTGCTAATATGAGTTGCGGTTACTACAATCCACATAGCGATGATGAGATTGTTGTATTCGATGATGTCAATAACTGTATGCTCATGGTGTATGAGATTATGACTACTATGACTGATACTTACAAGCATAAGGCAGATAGGTCATATGGGTATGGCACAGGATATTATGGTGGATATGGTGGATACAATAAGTGGAGCAGCACTACCGCCAATGATAAAAAGTATGACTCATACGATTGGGATTCATACGATAACTGGCTAGGGCTCGACACAAAGAAGAAGGCATACCTAAAAGATGATGAGTTCTTATGCGAGGATTGTAATAACATATCAAAAGTAGGAGAGGCCGAATACTTGCAAGACTTCGATGCGATAGTATGTAAATCATGCTTCGACATATACGAGAACGATATGTATACGGCTCAAAAGCATATTACTAATAATCAAAAGCAACTAAATTAATTATGAACGTAACAATAAACATAATAGAATTAGCTAGTGAGTTAGCTAGTGAAAAGCTTCATCAAGATTGGGAGAACTCTATAAAGATATATAAAGATGATAATGCAGATGTGTTAGAGTATACCGATGAGGCACAGGATATATTCAATGACCTATATGATAAATATTATTCTATAATTGAAAACACTAAAACGGATTAAGTATGCAGTATTATTTAGTAGTAATGGACCACGAAGAAAAAACTGTCAAACAGTACAAGCTACCGGTCGGCTGGGAAGACATGGGCGATATATCATCTGTTGATGAGTACGCCACAAGTTATATGTACATAGACCTATCCAATGCTAATTGGATGGTGTCAAATGAAGTTGTGCAAATGGATATGCAATTTTCTAATAATATAAATAAATAAACATGAAAACTTTTGACTTCTACAAAGATGAGAAAAATACAATATGGTTAAGATTAAAGTTCAGCATCGAGGCTGAAAGCTATGAGCAGGCATTGGAGAAAATCAAGCAAATAGAATCAGACCCACGGCAAAATCTAAGTTATGATGATGATTTAGATTGGGAGTATCTATATGAAACGCTTGAAGGTATGGACCCCGAGGATAATGGTGGTGAGCCAACTTGCGAAATACATTCAGAAGATAAAGATAAATTAGTTTACACAAACAAAATAAAATAGTTATGAATCAATTAACACAAAACCAGCAAGATATTATAACTCAAATCACTAATGAGTTCAATAAGATTAATGATGATTACAAGACATACGAAGGTGGGCTTATAGATTTAAGTACACTCATTAAGGAACTGAATGCAGATAAGATTAGAAGGAGCGAGATTGAATTGCAGAATACTATAAACACAAAGATATTTCTCGATAACGTAGACAAGGATATTAAAAGGATAAATGATGATTTAGTTAAATATGATTTGGTAGCATATAAAAAATGGACTTCTAATATTCGTATAACAACATTAAAGCAATTCAAAAGATACTATATAGAGACTACTGAGCATGTTGATATATCGTGCCGTCAAAAATCTGATAAGATTTATTTTGATAGCAATATAAACAGTATAGCAAAACTTGATACGTCGTATGAATATATGTATTATGGTGGCAAATTTGAATCATTAGAAGATATAGTAAGTACGAATAATTTTAAGTCTGACATGAGACAGCTAATCTTAAAACAAAATTCATAGATATGAAAACAATGTATGCGATTATTTACAAAGAAGATAACAGTATAGAGGCTATTGTTGACTCTCCAAAAGCCTTTGATGAATGGTTTCGTAGGCACAATAATGAAAGAGAAGATAACGGGGAGCTTCCTGAAAGCAAATGGGAATTTGATTTAGTAGAGGCTGAATTTTTTAATAAATAAAATTATTACCATGAGTAAAGATTACGTATCAACCTGGAACACGAAAGCCAAAGAAGTATTAGTAGGAAGAAAGATAGTAGAGGCTAGATACCTTAACGATGAAGAAATGGAGATGATGGGTTGGGGTAGTAGGTCGCTATGCTTTTTTCTAGATGACGGAACGTCTTGTATGCTATCAATGGATGATGAAGGCAATGATGGTGGTGTACTATTTTACGGCTCCAATGGGGTCTTACCAACAATACATTAATATATGAGAGTACTTGTGGCTTGTGAAGAGAGCCAAACAATAACAAAAGAATTTAGGGCACTAGGTCATGAGGCGTACTCATGCGACATACTTGATTGTAGTGGCGGACATCCTGAATGGCATCTTAAAGGAGACGTTTTTAATTTTGTGGATAGGGATTGGGATTTAATGATTGCTCATCCGCCATGCACATACCTTTCAGTAAGTGGTGCTAGGTGGCTGTATAATAAAGACGGTACTGCTAATAGAGATAGATATAAGCAGAGAGATTTAGCAATAGGTTTCGTAAGTGATTTAATGCATGTCAACATACCTAGGATAGCCATAGAGAATCCGGTGTCAGTTATATCTACACTAATTAGAAAGCCTGACCAAATCATACAGCCATGGATGTTCGGAGATGAGGCAACCAAGACCACATGTCTTTGGCTCAAAAACCTACCAAAATTAGAGCCTACAAATGTTGTAGGAAAAGGTGAGCGAACTATATTTAAGTCCGGCAAATCGCATCCTAAATGGTATGCAGATGCATTAGCGAACGCCAAGACAGCGGCAGAAAGAAGAACATTAAGAAGTAAGACATTTCCAGGCATAGCAAAAGCTATCGCTCAACAATGGGGAAAATTTTAACATTTAAAACATTGCTATTTAGCAATTAATATTTAATTTTATGAGTAAGTTATATGATGGGCCACAAGAGGATATGATAGACGCTGATTACGTATATGATGATTGGGTAAAAGATAATTTCTTCAATCACGTATTTGATTTTGCGAGAGAGCATTACTTTGATAAGTATGAGATTGATTATTGTATTGAGTTGAGGAATATATTATCTGGTAAAAATTCTGAATTATTAAAACATATAACCGTAGAAGAGGCTGATTATCAATTCAATGAGAAGATGACATACATATTATCTATATCTATTATATCTTACACTATTAAAAATAAAAACAATGGAAAATAAATTTCAAGACTTAACGCCACTAGAAAGACAAATGGAAATGGCTAGGCTATACCACTACCTATGGTATAACGACGACATATACAAGAAGTTCCAACTGTTTATGAATGACGCCTTAAAGTTAAACAAAAGGTCATTCAAGATTATGTCATACGAAGAAAATATAGAAAATGAAGTTACCCAAGACAATAATATTTGATGTCATAGTAATATACGTACTATGCATGTTAGCCTATTACCATATTAGGTATAGGGATAAGAGATAGGGATAGTAGGAGGACATAACGCTTGTGCTATATCCTCGTGGCTGCGGTAGACACAGCATTCTTGACATTGGGTTTCCATCTATCCGAAAGTTATAATCCCCATAAAGAATGCAGAGGGGCTTATGGTTGTGCCAGAACAACCAACATAGTCAGGTGGCGGAATTGGTAGACGCTAATTGTTGGTTAGAAGAGAATCTTACACCACAAAAACAAATCTCTTCATACAGGTTCGAATCCTGTCCTGACTACGAACTAAATCAATAACATATGAAAAAAATTGCAGGGTATTTATTATGGGCTGTTTTACTTGTATTCCTTGTTATAGCTAGGATTCAGGTAAATGATTTAAGGGA